ATACAAGACATAAACAATAAAAATGAATTTTATAATTTATATATTGATGTTTCCAAAAAAAAATATAATAAAATTATTGAATTTATTACAGGGGGTAAAAATGACTAAAAAACAAGATTTACAAACAAAATATGATAATTTACAAGCAAAATATAAGACTTTGGCCGGACGACATCGACAATATCTAATGCAAAAAACAAACGAAAAAAAACGGCTGGAGCAATTAAAAGCAGACAATAAAAAAATTATATCTGAATTGAGTAATAAAATTTATGAACTTTCAAATGATGATGACCTAATAAAAAATGATGATTTTATAAAAAGAACTATAAAGGAGCAAAAATGACTAAAAATTTTTAAATAGGAGGCTAGCATGATATTAACATTATTTTCTGTTGATGATGAAAAATTTTATTTTATGACAGGCACACAAAAACCGGAAAACATAGCCCGATACATAAGAAAAGGTAAAATAAAACCATTAAACAAAGAACAAAAAGCCGACTATATAAAAAACATGGCAATTAAAAATAAGGGCTTAATAGTTCAGGAAATTATTACAAAAACAGTTTAAAAAATAAAAATATAGGAGCGTTTTAAAATGTCAAAAAAATTACAAGATTATGTAAAAAGATTAAAAAAATTTTTAGAGGAAAATTATATTACACACCCTCTCAAGATGTATAATTATTCATCAAAAACAGTTGAAACTAAAGAAAATTATTTTGTTATTGAAACTAAAAACGCAGGGCTTGTAATGATACACCCTGATTTATGGACTTGTGATAAACCGTACAAATACGACTTATTTACTCAAAAATACTGTTATGAATGGGACAATGAAAAAGAAAAAACTTTTAAATTCAGAACCGTATATGACGGTAAATTTAAAAAAAATAATATCTATGCTAAACCTTGTATTAATGATATTGAATATTTTATATCGAGCGAATATAAAACTACAATACCGCCAAAAGGTTTTATATGTCCTGCTGAAAAGGTAACAAAAGAAGAATATTTTTTGTTAAAATCCGTTGCTGATTTTATGGCAGAAAAATTAAAAAACAAATTTGACAAAATGCAGGATATAGGCACAAACACTCAAGGGCGGTTTGAATATGATTTTTATAAAGATAATAATTGTATCGCCAGAGTTGAAATTTTGTCGGGCGGTAAGTTGGCAATACTTTTATCAAATCAAATAGTAAAAGAGCGTACACGCTTTTTTGTTTCTTCTCTTGAGGAGGCAAAAACAAAAATAAATCAGTTAATTAAATAGGAGGTAAAATAAAATGCAGTATAGAATTGACTTTTATTCAGACGGAGAATTGACAGAGCAGGAACAAGAAAAAATCATCGGCTTACTTGATTTTTTAGAATTACAAAACATTATTATCTCTAATGAAAAAGACAACCCTGAAATATTTATGTAGTAAAAAAAATAAAAAATGAAAGGATTTAACAAACATGACAAAACTTATTATTGAATTGCCCTCTTGGGAAGTAAACAAAAACGATTTAGCAGAAATTGCGAATAAAATGCAGGCAATAGAATTATCTTTTAATGATTTAATAAACGATATTCCTGAACTTAAAAATTTTGATAATTTTGAAGATTATACTATTGAGGCAAATTTATCTGACCAGTATGATGAATTTTTTATTGCAGGAAAAATAAATGACGAAGAAAAAAATATTTTTCTTGAAGTAGTTACAAGAGAGGTGGCTATATTAAACGATAAGGAACTTTTATCAATGTCCGGTAGCGGATATACCAAAAGCGAAATTGAAAACGATTATGAAGTCGGAGGGGCTTTATCGGGTTACGAAAAATTAGGTAATACAAATTATTTTTATAGAGAAATGTAGAAAAGTAAAAAGGAAATGGAGTGTAGAAAATGAAAAATAAAAAAAATACTTTAAAATCTCAATTAAAAAGACTTTTTGTTATTATACTTTTTATTAGTATTATAACTCAAATAAATATAGCGATTACAGGGGCTATTCAACATCAAATTAAAGAAAATCAGATTAAAAAAGAATTGATGTTATGCCCTCCTGACTGCTGCACTATTGCGGAGGATTTGAGCGAATACGACCTACCTAACCTACCGCAACTTGAGATTTTAAACATTGATGTAAAACCAATAAAATAAATTTGACTTATATTATTTTTAATGATATAAAAGAGGTAGATTTAACAAAAAAGGGGCAAGCACATGGCAAGAAAATCAAAAATAACAGGAAAAATTATTGACCGAGTAAATGAGTTAATAAATGACGGAGTTTATAAAAAAGATATTCCAGCATATATTGAAAGAGAATTTAACGAAAAAATATCACGCAGAACGGTATTTAAAATTTGTGAAACTTTACATATTCCTGAACGAGAAGAAAAAAAATCAAAAATAATAAATATAGCAAATTTAATATCGTTGCGACTGCTTTATTTTTGTGATGATTTGGAACTTTTAACAAAAATGTTTGCTGGCGAATGTTGTTATCAAGAAATAGAAAAAATAATTATTCCCGAAAAAGTATTGTCAATTATTCCGGAGCAAAAAATAAAAAAAATTGTTCATCTTTCCGAGCGAGCAGGGCTTAAACTTGATGTGGAATATAGGCAGAGAGCAGTTTTATAAGAGCGTGCAATTATTATCAAAAATTGTGATATAATAGGTTTAATATGGCAGAGTTACAAGTAATAGATGAAATAGTTGAAGAATTGCACAAAATTAGAGGGGTAGATTTACCGAAAATCTGCTTAAAAATGATAGTTTTGTCATATATGATGTATTGTGCGAATACTTTTGACTTTAAATATAAAAATGAGGACGGTCAAGAAATCCGCTTAAATTCAGGTTGTATAATTCTTTGTCAAAAAGGTAGCGGAAAATCACGAACTTTAAGAGCCTTAAAACAAATTTTTGTATGCGTAGATGAAGAACGTATTGCACGCTATAACAGGGCTTTGTCTTTACATAGTAAATTTTTAGCAAAAAGCGAAATCCCGCTTACTGATAGTCAAAAAAAAGAAGTTGAGTTAGCCTATCAAGAGTTAGGCAGAGAGCCAATTACAACCTTTGACGACCCGATAACATCAAAAGGACTTTGTGAAACTTACGCACAAATAAAAAAATATTATACTAACAATTTATTATTTACTGTGGACGAGGCAGGCGACCGCTTATTTAGGGACGCTTTTTCTGCAAATCCGTCCATATCTGCAAAAGAGTTTGTTGCTGCAATAAACCAATTATTTGACGGATATTGTGGCATGGGGAAATCAAAAACATCAAGGGCAGAGGGAATTACCTCTCAATATAATGTAGGGGCAAATTTTATATTCGTTTCAACGGCAGAATTTTTAAAAGACTGGCAAGTGCAACAACGCTATCAAAGTTCTTTTGAGGGTGGTATTGCAAGGCGATTATTGTATGTAAACTGTCCTCCGATAGACAAATTACATACAAATAGAAAACGCTATCACCCAAATTTTGACCGCTTTATTCCTCTTACAAAAGAAGTATTTACTCAACACCGAAATCAACATGGAATACCAGCAAGTGAGGCTCTTTGGGGCATTTTAGAACAACAAGGGGCTGGGTGTAATATTACTATTGATGATGAATTTTTACTCCTGCTGTTTTGTACCGTCTTGGCGGTATGGACGAATGATTTGGAAATTCAGCCTTATCATTGGCAATATATGGTAAATACTTATAAAGAAATGAAAGCCCTATCGCTTGATGTCATAAAAGATAATACTTCAAGTTATGAAAAAATTTGTGTATTTATGCGTGAATATGCAGAACAAAAGAGCAAGAGCAAGGGCAAAGTGCCTTTAATTGAGATAAAAGATTATTGCGTGCGAGAACGAATGATAAGTGAGGCACGCTTTAAAAAATGGTTTAATGAAATTTGCGAGGAATTTGTAAAAACTAATTCCGGCAAATATATCATAGAAAAAAATCAAATGTATGCATGGCTGACTGAAAATTTTGCATACAATGGCTAATCAAAAAAAAAAATAAAGGAGCGTCAATGTCAAAAATACCAAAAGATATAAAAGATTTATTATTTTACATAGAATTGCAGCAAAAACAAGCCCAAACAAATAAAAAATTTTTCAAAGAGGGGTCGCAGAATTATGAACACTGGGAAAACTGGCAAACAATTTATTCTCAAATGCTATCTACAATTAGTTTTTATCTTAATTTAAAGAGTGAATTTAATAAAAAATATGGAATAAAGGAGGAAAATGAATTTTAAAAAATCTTTAAATAATGGCGAATTTTGCAACCATGAATGTAATATTTGCACACATAAAGACGATGTTTATACTGCCTGCCCTAATATAAGAAAAATTAGACAGGAACAATTTAATGAGCCAAAGGTTGTAAATGAAATGGAGGCAGGGGGTTATGGCAGTAAAAAGAATTAAAGATATGGACGAAAATCAAGAGCAGGCGTTAATTGTTTCTTGGTGTTTACAAAATGATTTAATTCCGGTTGCAGTCCCTAACGGATTTAATCTTGGGGGCAGTATTCAACTTATGCGAATGTATGGGCTGCCTACCAGCCAAATTAAAACCCAAAATGCTATTCAAATGCGACTACTTAAAAAAGAGGGGCTACATGTCGGTTTTCCTGATATGATGATTTTTGGCAGAAGAAATGCCTATGGAAACGGCGATGTATTGTTTCTTGAAAACAAGGTCAAGAACAACAAACCGAGCAAATATCAAATAGCATGCCATGAGTGGCTGCGTTCTCTTGGCTATACCGTTGAAGTAAGTACGGACGCAAAAGACGCTATTCAGAAAATTAGAAATTATTTTGATGAAGTTGTAAGACAAATTGAAAACGAAGAATATATCAAAGAACGCAAGAAAATTGCAGAACAGGACAAGGAAAATGCAAAGCGAAAAGGCGATGTTAGACAAAATACTTGCAATAAATGATGAATTAAATATGATGTATAGACATCTTGCAAAATATAGTTTGATTTATCAAAAGCGTTTACATAGCCTGTCGGACTGCTGGACTTTCAAGAGCGATAAAGTTAAAGTTAAAATAGACAAATTAAAATGGCATATCTACGGCTATGAATGCTTTTACAAACAATTAGTATGGTGTCTTGCTGGAGGGCTTTATGAAAAAAGGACAAAAGAAACCTGACCTGTATCAAGGTTGCTTACGGAAAATGAAATATAAAACATATCATGCCGCAGAAATTGGAGCAAAAGAAAAGGGCGAAAAGTATAATTGTGAATATAAAATTTATTGGTGTAAATATTGTGATTGTTTTCATTTAGCAACAATAAAAGAAAAATAAAAAATTTTTCAAAAGAGTGTAATAATTATCAAAATTTATGATATAATAAAATTATACAGAAAAAGATTATAAAATAGTTAGTACAAAATTTAAAAAGGAGCGAAATCATGGGCAACTTAACAAACTGGTTTATGCCGGAAAAAACATCAAAAGCAGTGTGGGAGGGTGTGTACCCTGTCGTAATTACTGCTGCAAAATTATTTCAAAAGGAAAAAGAAACTGACGATAACAAAACGGTAATGCGTGATGTTGTAGAATTGACGTTTAAAACTTTAAGTAAAGTAAAATTTCCTGATAATACAGAGGATAATATTATTGTATCGCAACAATATTATTTTGATGTTCAAATGCACCAAAACGCCCTTAACGGACTTGCAAGAGCGTTTGGCATTGAAAAAATGGACGATACCTCTGACTTTGAGGGTAAAGTAGGTATTATTGGTATTACTAATAGAGATTTCCAAGCGAATGACGGAACTCAAAAAACCGTTCCTCAATTTGGCTGGGGTTTATTCTCTTATGCTCCAATGTCTGATAAATTTCAAATTGAATACATTGCAAACACAATACAAGGTAAACCTACTGACGACCAATACAAAGAATGGTTTAAGGAAAAATTGGCTCAATATCGCCAGCCAAAATAGTAATAACAAGCGTGTATTAGTAAATCGGAGGACTTTAACAATGGTTAAAGAATTGGAAGAACGCCAAACCGAACAAAATATAGATTTAGGTTTTAACTCATTTTGTGAGAAAACCAAAATTAAAAACATAAACGACTTTATGAAAGTAGGCTATATTTCTACTCAATACAACGCTTTAATGAGTAGGGGGGGGCTTTTACCTGATAATGTGGCTCTCTCTATTGTGGCTCAATTCCTTGCTGATTACAAGGCAGCCGGACACATGGACATACTCAATAGACAAGACGATTTCGTATTTAATTAACAACGAGCAGCAACAGGGGTACTTCGCTTGCCCCGAAACCCCTGTGTTAGTCTGCAAGGTCAAAATGGAAAAGGTCAAAATGATAAAGATTTCAGATTTAAGACGAATAAAAAGATTATGCTTTGATAAAATTGCCGCAAATAGTACGGCTCGCAGGGATTTGGCAGTACAAATAAAACCGCTAAACGATGAACTTTATACGGTCATAATGTCAAACGGCGTTGATTATGCAAGGCTTGTGGCTGATTTTATACAACCAGCAGAAACGGAAGAAATAAATATTGCTTGGACTGAATTTGCGAGAATTTGCGATTTTTTTGACAAAACAATAACAATTTCAAACAAAAACGGAATGTATGAAATTAAAGAGGGCAAGACAAAATTCAAATGTGCAATATCAAGGTCAGAGGCAAATAATAATTGCTACTTTAAGTTTGATTTTGACAATGCAATTAAAATTTCAATGGACGACTGCTTTGTTTTAATTGACCGAAAAATGCAAATGAATAAATTTGCTGCTCTTGGCGAAAATATGCTAATGTCAACGGACGGTATTTTTGCCACGATAAACTATTTAAAACAAGATTTTGGTACAGATATTCGTTTATTTACCGAGAAATTTCCAAGTGGAATGTGGTATTTTAATCCAAAGCAAAGAATTATTGTAAGTGAAGATAAGAAAATTGCTTGTAGTTTTAGTCAAGCGACAGGGGGCTTTCCCTTTGAGGCGGTCAAAAAACTTGTAAAACAACCTCTCTCAAATTGGCTTGAAGTGGACGCAAAACAATTAAAAGAAGTCGCAGACAAATGTTCAAAAATTGATGATAAAATAATTTTACAATTTGCAGAAAATGAGGTTATCGTATCTGCGAATAATAGAGAGCAAGCCCTTGATTTTGCCGTACCTATTCCGGCAGAATATAACCATAAATCTACAAGGCTTGATATAAGATTTTTAGATAAATATTTAACTGAATTTTATCGTTGTATAGATGAAAACGGAAAATTGAAAATATTTTTTGACGATAACCAAAGTACATACATGACAAGGTGTGAAAGCAAAAACTTGAGCATATTTGGAATGAGTTTAATGCCTCCGCACTTAATGAATAAAGGAGCGTAATAATGTCAGAATGTGAAGAACTTAATACATTAAAGGAAAAATTAGACGAATTAAAAGAAACTGTTGCAGAAATGACTGATACAATAACCAGCATACTTGCTGTTGCAACTGAAATTGAGGAGCGTATTAACGACCTTGAAAGCGATAAAAAAGACGCAGAAGAAAATAGCGAAGATGTTAAAGATACTGTAAGAGAATTAGTTGACGCAGCAGAAAACTGGGATTATGGCTTAAAACGCTGGCGTACCCTTGCAACTAAACAAGATTTAATCAATTATCTTAAAAAGGAAGTTTTGGAGGTTTAAATTGGTTGAACAAGTTATCAAATGTGGGGACGCTTTAACAGTGTTAAAAGAATATCCTGACGAGTATTTTGACTGCATAATTACTGACCCTCCATATAAATTAGGGACAAGCAGCGTCAAGGTAAACGCTGACGGCACTATAAATGACAAAAAGCGTAATCGCTGGGTTAAGAAAAATGCAGACGAGGATAATCAAGCATTAGTAAAAACAGGGCAGATGATACAAAACATTCCAAAATTTGAGGAATGGTTGCCGGAAGTCTATCGTGTGCTTAAAAAAGGTTGCCATGCCTACATTATGATAAACGGCAGAAACTTTGCAGAATTGCAAGTTAAGGCTGAAAAAGTCGGTTTTAAATTCCAAAATGACCTTACTTGGCTAAAGCAAAATTCTGTGCCAAACAAATTTTATATGAAATCCACCGAAAGAATTTTAATGCTACGCAAAGGGAAAGAGCGTTATATAAATGACATGGGGGCAAGTGATGTTTTCTATGTCAAAAACCCTGTCGGTAAGAAAATTCATATAACCGAAAAACCAGCAGAACTTTTTAGGCAAATGATAGTGCAAAGCACGAATATTGGCGACAAAGTGCTTGACTGTTTTGGCGGTGGCGGTGCAATAGTTGTGGCTTGCAAAGAAACATCAAGAGAGGGACACATGATAGAGTTGCTGCCAAAAAATTGTGAAATTGCTCGCCAAAAGATTATTAGAAACTGAAATAGATTACGTTCAAGGAGGCTTATTTTGTCAAGAATAAAACTTAAAAAATCTGAATACCCAAGCAAAATCGGCTGTTTGATAACAAATTGCCTGACAATGTGCAATAAGGCAAGGTGTCAAGGTGGCTATAAAAATTGTGCAAATTTAACTTGGAAAACTGAAAATAGGGAAAAATACGACATAGAATTAGATAGGTACGGAAATATAAAATCCGTTTATGAGATAAAAGAATAATGGCAATACAATTAAGAGATTATCAACAAGACGCAGGCAAACGCATTACGCAAGCAATTATGGAGGGGAAACATCGCATATTGTTTAATATGGCTACCGGAGCAGGCAAAACAGTATCTATGAGCGATTTTGCAAAAAGGGTAGCCGAGAGAGGTTTTAAGACTTTAATTATAGTTGATAGAACTGAATTATTAGGGCAAACAATACGCTTTGCGGATAAGGACTTCCCTTTTGGCTATCTAACGGCTGATAGTTTTCGTCCCCAAGACATAACCGTTGCTATGTTGCAAACTTTAAGAGCAAGACTTAAATCGGAGTTGTATCAAGAATGGTTATCAGAATTTGATTTTATATTTTTTGATGAAATACATCAATACTATAATGGAACTGCTTTTGAGCGTATTTGCGATTTTAAAAAAGATAGTTGCGTAGTTATAGGTGTAACGGCAACTCCATGGGATAATAAAGGCTACTTATTAGGCGGTTTTGAAGAATTTATAAATGGAGCAGATATTATAACCCTTATTGAAAAGGGCTATCTTGTTAAACCGGAACATTATACCATTGACCTTTTTGACTTTTCAAAAGTGCGTGTAACAAGTACAGGCGATTATGATACAGGGGCAATAGATGATATAGTTGTTGATACGGATAAAGTTGATAAAGTTCTTGAGGGCTGGCTAACCCATGCCAAACACAAAAAGACTATTGTATTTTGTTCTACTGTTGCCTCTGCGGAACATTACGCAAAATTTTTCAGATTAAATGGTGTTAAGGCTGCTCATGTTTCTGCTCAAAATAGCGACACTGAAAGAGCAAACATCTTGGCAAAATTTAAAACAGGGGAAATCGAGTGTCTTTTTAATGTCGGTTTATTGGTAGCAGGATTTGATGAACCAAGTATTGAATGCGTTATGTTCTTAAATCCGACAAAGATTTTACGCAGATACATTCAATGTGCTGGGCGTGGTTTGAGGCTCTGCCCTGAAATTGGTAAGACAAAGTGTATTTTTCTTGATTTTGTCGGTAATTCGTTCCGACATCTTGAAGTGGACGCAATAAGGTCATATATAAATCCACCTGAAAAAGAAGTTGTTTGCGATGAAATCGAGTGTCCTGTTTGCGGTTTTGTCTTTCCGGTATCAGAGGGCGAATGTCCCGAATGTGGTTTTAAGTTGGATTTTGATATTGACAGCGAGGGTGGCGGCAGACCACCAAAGCCTAAAAAGGAATTTGAAAAACTAATTAAATTAAAATCTGTGCAAAAAGAACTACATGACACAATACATGAATTTGCAGGATTACCATGCCTTGTCCGAATTGAAGATACAGGCGAAAAAACTACAAAAGGTACACCAATTAGGAAATGGTGTTATGGTGTAAGAGAGGACGGCTCATTCGTATTCAAAGGCGACCCTGATTTTACGCATGAAAAATACCCATATCCAATGATTAGAACCGCAAAAAAGACAAACTGCTGGTATGTTTTTCATACAATTTGTATTAAATTCGACCCAAAACAAGGGGCTTTGAGGTATTATGGTCGCAAATTGCGTAAGGCTAAAAAGTTTTTAGAACAGATAAAACGCCCAGAGAATAAGGCTTTCGTAAATATGTATAAACTGCTTGATTAATATTGCTTTTATTATATAATATGATGTAGGGTGCAATTATATGGCAAAACGAAAAGATGAAACAGGAAAAACTTATGGCGAATGGCAGGTTTTAACTTACTTAGGACTAGGTAAATATCTTTGCGAATGTAGTTGCGGAGTTATAAAACCTGTTCAAGCAAATCATTTGAGAAGTGGTGCGAGTAGGAATTGCGGGCACAATAGGGTATTAAAAGTTATAAAATCAATTACAACTCATAGTCAAAGCCAAACTAAATTATATAAAGTATGGAACTCTATGAAACAAAGGTGTTATAACTCTAATTTAAAAAGTTATAAAAATTATGGAGGTAGAGGCATAACAGTTTGTAATGAGTGGCTTTATTTTGAAAATTTTTATAATTGGGCTATACAAAATGGATACAAAGAAAATGTAGGATTAAGCATTGAACGAATAAATAATAATGGAAACTATTGCCCCTCAAATTGTAAGTGGGCTAATAGATATGAACAAGCATGTAATAAAAGAGCGTTGAATACGAGTGGAATTAAAGGAATTTCTTGGAATACAAAAAGAAAATGTTGGGTAGTTCAAATTTGGAAAGACGGAAAAAGTTATTACGTAGGACAGTTTCAAGATTTAAAAATAGCACAAGAAAGGTTGCAAGACAAGCGAAATGAAATAAATTTAAACTAATTTTTTAAAAAGTGCAATAATTATCAAAATTTATGATATAATATTGGTATAAACAAAAATAAGGAGCGTTAAAATGTCAGAAGATGAAAACAAATTACTACCGCAAGTACCTGTTTTAAGCGAATATGAGGTCGTTAAAACTGAACTTGAGGCAAAAATCAAGAAACTTAACTCGATTACTGAATTGACAGAAGAAAACAAGAAAGAGGTTAAGACAGGAATTGCAGAAATTAACAAGGTTAAAGAGCGTATTAGCCGTTATCGTATTGATGAAACCAATAGATTTTTGGAGTATATTCAGCCTTATGTTGATAAATGCAAAGAACTTGAAAAATTGTGCGATACAGGGCTTGCGGATATTAAGCAAAAAGTTAAGGATTTGGAAAATGCCGAAAAGGCTCTTAAAAAAGAAACTGTATCAAAAGCATTTGAATTGTTTATGGCAACAAAAGATTATTCAAATTTTCTTAAATTTGAAATGTTTTTTGACGAAAAAATGTGCAATAAAAGTGTATCTCTTAATGTTATTCAAAATCAACTTGAAACTTGGTATAATCAACGTAAGTCAGATATTGACTTTATTAAAAAGCAAACCGATGACTGCGATAAAGTTACATCAATTTACTTAAAGAATGGTTTAAATTTAACGCAGGCTATTGAAACATATCAAAGCCAAATCAAAAGTGAGGCTGAAATTGCTGCTATTATGGCAAGCGATGTGGCTGCTGCGACTGAAACTTTTGAGAAGAAAATTGATATTGTTGTTACAATTAAGCAATTACCAAAATCAAAAGGGGCTGCATTAGAGCAATTTTTGAACTCTCTTGGGGTTGAATTTACTGTTGAGGTAATTAAGTAATGAAAGAAAAGTTTGGTAATTTTAAATTTAAGGCAGATACACTTAAAGTCATTGAGCAAGCAAACTCTATTATCGAGGAATATCAAGCACAAGGCTATGAATTGACCTTAAGACAATTATATTATCAATTTGTCGCAAGAGGTTTAATCGCCAATTCCCAAAAATCTTATAGCAGATTAGGCGATATTATCTCAAATGCACGTTTAAACGGCGATTTAGACTGGGCGGCTATTAAAGATAGAACAAGGGAGCTTGAGGGATTAGGGCATGATTTTGACCCTGCCTCTGCTATTGAGTGGGCTGCCGATAATTACCAAATTGACCTCCGACAAGGACAACCAATTTATATTGAAACTTGGGTGGAAAAAGAGGCTTTGGCTGGAGTTGTAGGACAAGCCTGCCGACAATATGATGTAAATTACTTTGCTTGTCGTGGTTATGTTTCTCAAACTGCGATGTATGAGGCAAGTAAAAGATTTTTAAGACAAAAACGCAGATATGGGGCTGAAAGATGTCTTATTATACATCTTGGCGACCATGACCCAAGCGGAATTGATATGACAAGAGATATTGAGGAACGTTTGAACAATACCTTTGGTGTACCTACGACAATTAAAAGAATTGCCCTTAATATGCCTCAAGTTGAACAATATAATCCACCGCCAAACCCTGCAAAATTAACCGATAGCAGAGTGGGTGGCTATATTGAACGCTTTGGCGATTTAAGTTGGGAACTTGACGCTCTTGAACCAAAAATTATTACATCGCTTATTCATAAAGAAATTATTAAGCATAGCGACATGGACTTATTCAAGGCAAGAGTAGAACTTCAAGAGGAGCAAAAGTCTTTATTAGTAAATTGCTCTGAAAACTGGGAAAAGATAGTACAATATATTCAAAATGAGGGTTTGTAAGAAATGAAAAAATCAGAAATTTTAAAAAATTATTCTAACAAAACAGGCATAAGTTACAAACATCAAGATTTGTTTGTGGGTGATGTCTATGAGGGCGAATTAGGGGTAAGAGGTATTGTTATCTCAAAAATCCTTGAGGACGGCAGCACAAAATATTATTTTAAGAAAACAAATAATTGCGAGCATGCCTTGCCCGAATGTCGTGCCGGAATGAATAATGGAACTTTTATAGCCAATGTTGTGCAAGACGAGGAACTTATGAAAACCTTTATTGACGCTGGCATTATTATTGATGATGATAACGAAATTGAAAATAAGGAAACTGAAACTATGGCAAAAGAAGAAACTAAAGCGGCAGAACAACCAAAAGAAGTGCCTACGCCTCCTGTTGCTCCTGCTAAAGAAGAAAAGCCTAAAAAGGCAACTAAAAAGGCTGAAACAAAATCAGAAGTAAAGGAAGAACCTAAAGCGGCTGAAACCAAACCTAAAAATATTCTTGAGAAAATCAGTGCCGTTCGTGATGCTTGGTCAAAAGAAGATATTGACAAGCAGGGTAAAGGTCGTGCTGGTGGCGGTGCAAAATATGATTATTACAAACCGCAGCAGATTATTGATTTCTGCTTAAAACATGAACTTGAAAATCGTTTGTATTCAAGATTTACAGTTATGGAAGATAGATGTTATTATGAAGTAATCAATATGGATAATATACAAGAAACCGAAATTGTGTCTTGTCCGTTTGATGTACCACGCAAAATGGCTGCCAGCGAGGCACAACAGGTTGGTGCTGCTATGACATATTACAACAGACGCTTGGCTATGATGATGTATAAAATAGAGGACAATAGCAGGGAAAGCGTGGAAGTTATGGAGGACGCAGATTATACAAATACTGCTCCGACAATTCCAGCCCCTCCGACTATTCCTGTACCGCCGACACCAAGCGTTGAAACGCAGTTACCACCGACACCTCCGACAAACATTCAAGCAGAGGTCAATAGCAAGCCTGTGAGCGAGCCAAAAGTTCAAGATGATAAAACTGTACCGCCAGCGTCAGAAAATGCGAAATCTGACATCGTGGCTGGGGAAACTGAACAAAAAGGCGATGTAATGCCGCCGCCTCCTCCGGTAGTTGAACAACCAAAAACTGCAAGTGTACCTCCTACACCACCGACTGCAACACCTCCAGTGCAACCTACACCACCTGTTGCAGAGCAACCAAAAGCAGAAGTTAAAAAGGGCAGCATACAGGACTTGTATTAGTATGATTAAGGTTGAATTTAGTACAAAAGAAGAATGGCTTGAGGCAAGAAAAAGTTGTCTAACAGGCACAACGGTTGGGGAGCATATCGGCATTGTTAGCCCTTATGCTCCGAAAACCCCACAAGAAATGGAAAAAAGCCCTGCGGTTATTTTTGGCAAGAATTGTGAAACATCAATTTTAACGATATTCAAGAACTTGCCTGAAATCGCAAAACAAACACTTGTAGAACCTACTATAATGCACACATTATGGTATTCTGATTATGACCCAAGAATTGCCGGAAGTTTTGACGCTCTTGCTTGGGAAAAAGGAATGGAGGGTTTTTGCGAATGTAAATCAACCGGAGCAGGACTTTATGACCTTAAAAACAGGGTAATACCTGATACGACTTGGTTGCAAATTTTGCACTATTTTACAATAAATCCAAATTTTCAATTTTGTTATTTAGTTGTTTGCGACTATCCTCAATTTGGTAATCGCAGCGTAAAAATAGACTGGTTGCGTATTTCTCGTCAAGAGGTACAAGATAGGATAACAAATTTACAAGGTTGGCATGCTTATTTATTAGCAAAAGGAGTGAGATAATGGGGACTGAAAAAGGCGTAAAACTTGATAACGGAAAAATTAGGCTGGGCTTGGTGCTTGGTGGTTTTGCGAAAGGATTAAAAGAGGTCGGTTGTATCGGTACTTTTGGAGCAAATAAATATTGCAATAACGGCTGGCAGACTGTTGATAATGGGGTAAAACGATATACTGACGCTCTTTTTAGACATCTTTTTGCTTGGCTTGAGGGCGATGAAATTGACGCCGAAAGCGGTTATAGGCATTTGGCACATGCTGCTTGGAATTGTCTTGCTCTTTTAACTTTGACACACATGCCCAAATTTTTATTGCCAAAATCTCAATGGGACTGTGATGATGTAAGTAAATTTGAACAGAGCAAAGATATGATTTGGAAAGAGTTACAAGAGCGAAATAACAGGGCTACAAACAGTCTTGGGAAAGATAATCAAAAATCATGGCAAAAACAATAGTCGGCATAATTTATAAGGCTGAAAATATACATACAGGCGAATGTTATATAGGACAAACGAAAAAAGATTTAGCAAGACGGATTTACGACCATGAATATGAGGCTTTTAAACCGGAAAGCAACTGACAAATTTCATTCTGCTTTAAGAGAATGGGGGCGTAAGGCTTTTAATTGGTCAATAATTGACGAATGCAATAACTACACAAAGTTATCAAAGTTAGAGAAGGAATATATCAAACGGTATGACGCTATTGATAATGGTTACAATACACAAATTCGCTTTGACGCTAATGCAATAAATCGCATAAATGAAACAAACTATGTCAATAATTTTCTCAAGAGAGTGCAATAATTATCAAAACTTGTGATATAATAAAATAGTAAGGACGGAAAAATGGAAAAGCAATACATAGATGTTACAAACATTGAGGAAAATCCAAAACTTTTTCTCAAAATATACAAAGCGAGTTATTGCGTGAATCGTAAGTATAAAGGCAATTATCAAGGTTACGATATGGTAAAAAGACTTACTCCGCAGCAACTTGCTAATCAAGCATTGAAAGACGCTAAAAAGGGAGCAGCCTATGCACAATTTTTGGTTAAACCTGAAAATGCAATTTTATTAGTTTGTCGCAAAGAGGGCTTAACACGTAGGCAATTAGCGGAACTGATAGGCGTTAGGGTGTCAAGACTTGAAAACTGTTTGAGCAGAGATACTGTTTCAAAAGGCATAAAAGCATTATTGCAAGAAAGATTTAACTACGTATAAAGGGACAAAAAATGGAAATTGATTTTGAAACTGACCCGATAACCGAGCAAGAAGTTATATCATTATTAGGAAAGAATTACAAAGTACAAGGCGATGAATTAGTTTGGGCTTGCCCTGCTTGTAGAGGCATGGGGGGCGATAGAGCCGCAGATAACCTTAAATTTAACCGCTCAAAACACATTTTAAAGTGCTTTGCTTGTGATTATGGTCAAGAAATAACGAGCATAATTGCTCGCAGGCGATTTGAGGCACAACAGGGAAATGGCAAGGATTTCTCTGCTCAAACATCGCCTATATATACGCCACCGCCACCAAGCATGCCAAGACAGGAAAAACCAAAAGAAAAAGAGATACCTCAAGACGAATTAGACGAGTATTACTGGGACTGCGGTGTAATGTTATTCAGACACAAAGATATTCTGCGTAAAATGTTTGAAAAGCATAGTATCATGCCTAAAACCGCTCTTGAGTGTAATATAGGTTATGACGAGAAAAAAGACATGCTTGTTTTTCCAAGCAGAGCAATAGGCAAAGACCCTACACAAAGTATGTTTCCTTATTGTGAGGCAAACGGAGCAGAATATAGAGAATATACAGGCGAAAAGAGAATAAGACGCATAAGTGGTTATGATAGTCGTATTTGCCTTGTTACCGGAAACAATTTTGCTATGCGTGGAATTATTTGTGAGGGTTATAAAGACGCTTATAATCTTTATCAACTTATGAAAATTACCCAGCCTGAAATAATCAGCCATACTGCTATTTTTACAGTACAAAACGGCACAAATAGTATAAATACCGACTGTTGCTTACAAAAAGTAAATTGGCGTAGATTTGAAAGCATAGGACTTTGTATGGATAACGATAAGGCAGGGGACGAGGCAACCGAATTGGCATTAGGTTTGTTTGACTGTATGGAAGATTTGCGACCGCAGTTAATAGCAGGGTATAATGACATTCAGAAACGATTTGAAAAAGAGTTTGCCCCTCAAGTTGATATTGAAAAGGCATTACAAGCGTCTTGGATAGACGAAATGGCAGCAAGCGAATTATGCTGCGAAATGCAAGTACCGTTTTAAGAAAAGGATTTAACAAATGAAAAAATCAGACACACGAAAAGTTAAAGTTAAATTATGTCCTAATTGCGGAAGTATTTTAATGTGGTCATTCGCTATTAGAGGTTGCGAATATGTATGTGTTCCTTGTGGCGAGGGTTTTCCCCTGTTTAGCGATTTTGAGGACAAAATTATTTCGCAAGACGAATATAACGCATTGAGAGAAAAATATAAAGACGATTTTAGGTAAAATAGGTTTGCAAACCGCAAAAGCAGGTGGTGGCAAGTGTAATACTTGTGGAACTGCCTTTAATTGCGAAAATTGCAATAGGCTTGAAAAACATAAATTACAATATTTTGGAAAGGGTACGGTTAGAAATGTTGACAGTCGTATTAGTTAAGATTTTAGAAACAATTTTTGATTTAATAGCAGTATTTTGTATAGTTACGCTTTTTTTAGACTATTTACGCTGGAAACGCAAAAGAGAAATTATTATGGTGGATATGGCTGCTTTATTTGATATTGTGCCAATTCTTAAAAGGGGTGTAATGTGGGTGCAAAATAACCCGAACAATAACTTAAATGATTATTTACAAGCCCACCTATCAGAATGTTTACCGTTTCCGACTGATTTATTAAAGGCTATAAAATATCAAAACGCAGGATATACCCTTGTGTTTTATACGGAAATGCCAAATTGCACTCGTCCACAACTTGCAAAACTTTTGAATAATTGGCACTTAAGAGGCGATTTATGTCTTAATTTTAATGATGATTTTGGCGACCCAGCACAATTCAGAAAACTTTGTATTTATGAATTACAAAAACATAGTAAAAAAGGGTCAAAAGTTAAAGGTATTATTGACACTTATCGCAGAGTAAATACAAATGCTGATAAATATTATGCACAAAAGGGAATTAAAATATGTTAATATGTGATAACTGCGGCAAGCCTGCCGAACAAAACCATAGCAAAACTGAAATATCAAGTATGCGTGATAATAAAGGTTTTGAGATTAAAATTGACTTATGCGAAGAATGTTTTGACAGTTTTAATGAGGAATTATTAGCCCTTGTCAATGCTTATCAACGCTATTCTAACGTACTTAAACATAAGGAGCAAACATAATGCAAGAACAGACACCTATAAAACTAACACCGGAACAAGAAAAAGCCTACAAGGCAAGAATGAAATACATTGAAAAGCACTCGGTCAAAAATCCAAATAACCCAAAGTATGAAATGGTTATTTTGGAAAAAGACGGCTCGCTAACATTGACAGGCGGCAGCGAAAAGACAGGTATTGCGATTATAAATCGTGATACTATAAAACACCAAGACATGCCGTATTGGCGAGTTATTAAGGCTAATTTTGATTTTTATAAAAAGAAAAACCGAAAATATTACAATTTAATCGTGGAGTTTTTGCAAGAACGCAAAAAATGGGATGATATTCAGATGTGCTTTAAGTGCCTTAATCATTTTGGCGAAGTGCTGGAAAAGCAGGATATTGATAGGCTGTTGTTCAAATTAAATCGCAAAAATCTTGATACTTATAATACACTTATGCAAAATGTTGAACAAATCTTAAAATCAGCAGAGTTGTTTGGTTTTGCTATTGTCAAAAACGAGGACGGTAGCGAAACATCAGCAGAGCAACGATTAAAAATTATTGCTGACAAAGTTAGAGAGGCGAGGACTTTGATTACACAACAATATGAGGTAAATAAAAATGAGCAAAGCGACCGAAATCTTTAAACTACAAAGAGCCGTTTTTGGTGATGATTTGTGTTTAATTTACAACGAAAATCGTACTGTCATGGGTCAATATCCTACAACAAAAGACGACTTGAAAATTTTACAGGGCGAATACAAAACATATTTTTGGGGCAAGCATAACGACAATACAGGCAAGACGGAATTTGTTAGATATTGTACGCAAGATGAAATAGATAAAATTGAGTGGTAATACGGAACGACCAATTCAAAATATTTATAAGTGTAACAATTACACTAAAAACTATAACTTAAATAAAACTTGCAAAAATTGCAAAAGATGTGTAATATATTATGGCGAGTATTGTTATGACTATAAAGAAACCTTATTGCAAAAAGAGAAACGAAATATTGCCGATAGGTAAAAATATGCCGGAAGATTATTGCGTTGACTGCGAATATTTTGACAACGGCGACTGCTTTGCTGCTGACTTACCTACAAAATGTGTGGGGGACATTATTCATATTGTCAAACCGACTGCCAAAATTTTGAAATTTGAAAAAAGAGAGAAAAAGGATAGTTGAAACATTTACCTTATTGGATTATTAAATTGATTAAAACTCCCCAGCGAAATTAAAAAGTTTGGGGACTTTTTATGTCTTTAGGTATATTTTATCATTAGACTATATAACCCCTCTTAAAACGCCTCCTAATAGCCTTAAAATGAAAGTGCCACCAAAGGCAGCACTCCGAGCGTTTTTTCAAAATGAAAAAGATTTAACGACTTAATTATACATCAAGCATGCAAAATAAGTCAATTATAATAAGTCAGAAACCGTCTGTAATATAGATTTTATGTATTTATCGCCATTAAAACCTTTTCGTCTTATACCTTTAAATTGAGCTAGGTAATCAGCCATAACCTTTAAGTTAATAAAATCTCTTAAGGGTTTATTACTTCTTGCATTGTTTTTACGCTTACTTGCTAAAACAAGGTTTGACAGGTCGGTTGTGCCTCCTTGCTCTCTGCAAAGTAAATGTTCAAGACTACAATTATCTTTAGTGAGCCTGTCGCCATAAAAACCCTTTTTAACTTGCGGTAATTTGCCCTTTTTATATAAGGTTTTAAGTACGGAATTGTAGCCACCAAAAGTAGGTTGTGGCTTAATAGGCTCTGTTCTCATAGGCGTTTCCTCTCTTATGTAATTAAAATATCTTTGAACAACCTGTCTATATCGGGCATAGGTTTGACGGCTTTTGCAACCCAGCCGATATTCAAATATACAGCCCTACCCATTATATTTGCCATAAAGTTGTTTACTCCGGTTGCTTTCAACATTTCTTTGAATAGTCGGTTGTTTTCAGAAAAACTGACATCTATCGTTTTGATACATTCTTGTGGAATATCATCACAAACATAAACCGAAACATCGGTATTTCCGTTATATCTGCCAGCCTTTTTAAGTGTTTCAAGAAATCGGCATTCTCTCTCGGTCGCTTTTTCATTCAGATAAAGCAAGCCTCTCTCGATTAAGTCCTGCTCGGTTAAGTTAGATATAAGTAGTTTGTGAGTGGCACAACCTATATCATGAATATGGCTGGCTCTGACATCAACAAAAGTATTGTTTATAAAGGTAATATTGTCGGTAAAGGTATAACGAGGTGCAAATATTACGCCTGCATGCGTTGCAAAAACCTCATTATCCTCAAGAATGAACTTGTTGCCGTCCCCTATTTGTTGCAAACGGCTTTTATAAGTTAAAGGTTTAATCACATTTAACACTTGCCAAAGCCTCCATAAATAAAGTATCAATTTTGTTGCGAATATATCCGTCAAAAATAAATACAAGCCATTTTGGCAGGCGTTCTCTTACATAATCATACGCTTTTTCTTTCATTCCAATAATGCTTGTTTTCTTGCTTCTGATTAGTTTAATCAGAAGTGTTTTAACTTGTGCCTTTAATTTTGCTGATAAAATCATTTCTTTGCCTTCTCTTGCTTTCGCACTTGTATTTTTAACTCGCCTCCGCATTTTTGGCAAGTTGTACCAAAACTATTAAATTTTTCGCCCTCTTTTTGTGGTTTCTGAATTTTGCCACATTTTTTACAAACAAAATCAAACATGTTCTACAAAACTCTCTCTTTCATTAAACAGGCAGAAAAATCCTTTTGAATTTTTGCCCCATTGAGTAGTACATTTGGTTTCAATAGCCCAAATAGTAACTATATCGCCTTTTTTATACTGCCCGACAATTTTTGCGTCCATTCCTGCATGTTCTCTAATATTTAAAGCAGAGGCGACAACTCTAACCTTTGCAGGCAGGTTATCGCCTACATTTTGTAGTTGAAGTTCAGCAGGTACAAAAAGTAAAGGAATAATGTTATCAGGATTATTTCTATATAAAGCCAATTTGTCAGAGCGAATAAAATCAGAGCAAAGGTGTCCGTTGCCGTCTGCGACTTCAATATGTCCGTAAGGGTGGGCAGGTTGCTTATCCCAAATTACAAGCGACCCAGCAGGCAAATTTGTAGTGTCTTTGGACTGTTTAAGAAAACGCCATAAATTAGACATTTTAACTTTTGAAATCCATGTCCAAGCGTTGCCACGATATTGCTTTGCAACTTGTTCCCCCATGACCATAGAGAGAGCGTCCCCAACGGCTAATGCACATTTACCTTGCGATTTTGTGCCTCCCATTTTACTTGCCACCTTGTAAGCAGCCTCTCCGAATGCTTTGCCAAATTCTTTCATTATTTACTCCCTATGTTGTTATCAAAGTCTTTTTTATATTTTCTAAAGTCTTTGAAATCTTTTTTATCAAAACTATCCATATATTTTGCAGCAATATCAAGAGCCTTGTTAGCTGCTTTTATTGCTTTTGACGAATTTTTGCACGACTTATTGACTGTCGTTTCCGACTGTCTTTCAATGGCAGTATTTTGTGTTTCTGCAAATTGTGCAAGCATATCGCACAATGACTTAATCGCCGCTGCTATCGTCCCCAACATCGTCATCGCCTCCTATATAGCTATGTCTATTAAGTAGTTTTTCCACATTATCTAAAAACCATTCTGCAAGCAAATCAAACAAACGAGAACCAAGATAACCGGAAGTAATACCAACTGCGATTAGAAATTCACTACTATCCGTTTTTTCCAAAACGATAAAACATACAATTATTGCAACTAAAACAGAGGTAACAACCATGCTTGTATAGGATTTAAGGTTGTATTTGCAGCTATGCGTATTAAGATATTTGGCAGTTCCACCGAGCAAACCCAAAAAGCCGAATATTAAAAAGTGTATTAAGTCCTCTATCTTAAAGTTCATAGTAATTATCCCTCTCTTTACTTTTGCATTTTGTGTAAATATGGCGAACAACCATGCAATTTACAAAAATATAAGGAATTAAAAATACAAAGAAAAATACCAAATGAACCATAGTACGCCATTGATTTGAGTGATATAAATAGATATTCATAAGATAGCAAATAGCCAACCAAAAAGGTGTCCATTTATATACTTCAAGTGCTTTTCTATGTATTTTCATATATTACGCTCCTATTCTTCTTTCCCTTTGGCAATTTTATACTCGGTATATAATTTTTCTTGAACTTTACCAAGATAACCAACAAGAGCCTTAAAAGCCTTTTTATCCATGCTAACTATTTTTTCCGGATTTTCAGTAGCGTCCCAAATAGCAATAGGATAGATAAGTTCAGGGAATATTTCGCCTTTTTGTAGAAAATCAACATATACGCCGTCCTCGCCTTGAGCGTTTTTAACCCAAAGGGGCTTGTATTTATTGCCGTTTTCAGGATAGATGACAGGCTTGTCGAGAGCGGCTTTATAATTCAAATATGCGTCAGAATTGTAATTTTCCCCCGATATTTCTTGTCCGATTGAGAATATATTGTATTCATCATCGGTCAAAAATGCCTCGTCATAACTATATTTAATGTTTTTTATTTCTTCATTTTGAGGGTCAACGACTTCCTCACTTTTAAAATTTTTTCTAATATACCAACCATTAAGTGCTTTTTCCACTCTTTCAGGTTTATCGTTAATCTTTTCTGCTCTTTTGAATGTTATCGCCATTTTGTTCCCCTTTTTCTTTAATCTTATCACTATTTTGCTTTTTTTGCAAATTTAACGATTTGGAATGTTTGCTAATTACCGATTTGCAGGCTTTTATGCTGATTTTCTTTGCAATATATTTTTCTCTGATTAGCCATGTATCTGAATGTTTGAAATAACCCATATACGAAAGGACTTGGCATGCGTCATACCAAGTCAATTTTTCTTTTTTCTCTAATTTTGAGGCTTTTCGTGTCGCTTTATACATAATAGGTTTTCTCAATATTGTTTTATCTCGGTAGAACTTAAAGCCTATAAAATCAAGAGGTCTGCCCTTGCGTTTGCCGTTTTTGTCTATATAATCAAATCTGAATATTTGCCAATTACCTTTTATATCCAAATCTAATGTTTTTAAAAACTCTCTAATTTTCTCAAGGCAACACTTTAACTCTTTTTTATTCTTGCCAAACATAATCATATCGTCCATATATCGAACATAACAACGAATATGCAAATTCTCTTTTATAAAGTGGTCAAGGTCTTGTAAATACCAGTTTGCAAACCATTGAGAAGTGTAATATCCTATCGGTAAACCTATATCAACATCTTGTTCCCCAAAAGATACAATGTTAGACTGTAAAATTGTATTTAAGAGCCACAACATACGCTCGTCTTTGATTTTGTTAGCAAATTTTTGTTTCAGAATATTTATGTTTATACTTTGGAAGAAGTGATGAATGTCTAATTTTAAGACATATTTTATATTTGATTTATTCCATTTACATTTTTTAGGAGGGTTTGAAATGTTATTTTTCCTGATATACTTTTCTATATATTTTTGTCCCAGCGTAGCCCCTCTATCCGGTATAGAGCCACAAGAATATTCGTACATACCTTTGTAAAATATTGGCTGCATAACTTGAATAACCGCATGATGAATAACTTGTTCATAACAAAAGTCAGGGCGTATAATAAGTCTTTTCTTTTGCGTTATTCCGTCATTTATAACCTCCGCTCTATGTTTGCGAGGTTTCCAAGTCTGTTCAAGTAATTGTTTTGTAATCTTTTTAATATGTTTATCGGGGTTAAGAAATACATCATATACATCGTCCCTATCCCTTTTTCGCAGTGAGGAGCGATTTATGGCTTTTGCAAGATTTCCGTATTCAATGACTTTTTCAAATTGATGTTTATAAGTCCTCACATTGCCCTCTGTTTTTCTTGTAGCCTCGCAGATTTTCGTTGCCTACTAATCCACGCCTTTGTCAGCCTAATTTTTACCAAGTGGTAAGGAATATGGAATACATTTGAAAGTTATATATAACGAAACGATATATATACGATTTTATATGTTCATAAGGATATTTCTACAAGAAAGGGACGACCCGATGTTCCAATTCGCATTCGAGGGGGCATTGTTCAAATTCGTAGCGAAAGCCCCGACTATCAAGCCATTGTTGCAATTACTGCCGACATGAGCCGCTGCCGTACTCCAAATCCCTGAAATATTATAAAGTTGTCAAGATACGAACAAAAATATAGTATCACATGTCCGTATCTTTTGCAACTTTTATATCCGAAACGATTGTGTGGTGCGGTTTTCGTTTCAGGGGGACTTGTCCCCCTGCTCCCCCTATTGTAAAGGTGGTTTACAAGAAAGGGACGACCCGATGTGCCAAGCCGCAGACGAGGGGGCACCGTTCAAATCCGCAGCGAAAGCCCCGACTAGCAAGCCAACGGCGCAATTACCGCCGACACGAGCCGCTGCCGTTATGTCGTTATTAAACCACATACCGTCTGTATAGTATGTTGAAGATGAGCCGTTCGTTTGTGTAGGGAAAAATCCGTAAGGAGCGACAAGCGACCCTGCTGAAATATAGCTCCCAGTTGGGCCTGACGGTGTTAAACCAAGAGAAATATAACCGCCACCTGACATATTGTATTCGTCAACAGCTGAACCGTCAGCAGTTCCTCTTGTTAATTTAATCATTTGAACGCCATTGACCATAATCCAGCCAACAATTCTTTTCCACAAATTGCCATAAAAGTTTTCAATACCGAATACTTTGACCGTTTCAGAGGCGGTTGTGCCATAGAATAATCCATTAGCATTTCTTGCTCCTGATGATTTTAAGTGGCTTACTTGCGAGCCGCCTGTATAGTATCCGTTTCCGAATATTGTTTGAGTGTCAGTTGATTTTCCAATTAAAACAAGCAAATCTCTAACAAGCAGATAGTCTGCAAGCGTTCCGTTAGTCCAGTAAGTTCCGTTTACACTCGCCCAAAGAATTTCGTTTGTCATCGTGCTGTTAGTGTAAGGGGCACGACCTGACAAAGAGCGTAATTGGTTAGATACATTACTTGCGTCATAAGCAGACATAAACATTTCAGGAATTAAGTCGCCGTCTTTGTTAATGTGCGTATAACATTTCCAAGCGTCATCAATTTGCCTATTAGCAAACCAATAATAGTCTTTGTAGCCGTCAGTTTCATAATAACGCCAAACTTGGGGAAATCCGACCATAACATTACCAGCATAAGATGTATTTGTTATGTCTGACGCAGTTCCGTCTTTCTTTTGTGCGTAATTATCAGGATTTAACTCATAGTCAACAGTTCCGTCATATTTTAACATTACTGGACGAGGCATGAAAAACGCATTTTCCCAGTCGCCATATATAAAGCGAGAAAGAGTGTAATTCATATATGCAGACTTAAAGTTTTCGTTATGACCTACATAATGCACTCTTGTTGCAGGATTACTGTCAGCCGTATCGATGTAATAACCATAAATTGTAGTTCCAAAAAGGTTTCTTGGGTCAAGGTTTACAACCCCATTTACTGATACAGGGAAAGCCCTGTAATAATATTCAACAGTTGTACTTGGAACATTATCAACCAAAGCAGTATTATTATATGCGTCTTTTGTTGTATTTTCCGCAACTACAACACCGTCCTCTGTACTTTGTGGATATGCTCCTGCTTTTCTGACAATAATCGTTTTAGCCCAAGTACACAAAATATGGTTGTCAATTATTGTGTCTGCTGGGTCTTGCCAGTTTAATGAATAATTAGAGCCGTCAGAACTTCTTTTAACTCTTAAATTGTAACAAGCAGATGTAGGAATACCCTCGTTGCCACTTCCGGTAATGCCACCACCACCGCCGCTACTTGAACCTCCTCCTGCTGTTTGACTAATTTTACCATAATCTATCACGCTAAAGTCCTCCCCTGTGTAATTTAAAGTAAAGCGAGCCATTACGCAATATCTTTCAAATTGATTTGCAATAGCCAGCATTGAACTATCCAAAGCAGGGTCAGCAGCAGCCGCACTTGCTAAATCATCATATTGTGTATCGCCTGTAACATATAAATAGTTTATCGTGTATGGAGTTGTGCCAGCAGTAGGCAAACCAACGAGCCATACGTTCATAAATTTTCCGCTTTCAAGAGCCGTCAATGTGTAATCTTTGTTATACATTGGAGCATTTGTCGCAACATTTACAGGCACAATTTCAGCCTGACCGCCCTCACAAGCGAGGACATTTTCTGCGGTTGCTCTTGCTTGCATATATATTGACCCTGTACTTGTTGTAGCAAGGATTTGAGAAAAGTTTGCCAAACCTATTTTTGCTCGGTTTATAACTGGGTATCTTTGTTGCGGTGTATCTGTAACAACATTTGAAATCTGACCACCGCTCAATACGACCATTCCTGTCGTAGCGTTCAAATATTCAATAACGCTTTCAGATGTGCCGCCAAGTCCCCAAGTTTGAATTGCAAATTTATTACCGTCAGCCAAAATAACAATTTCGCAAATATGATGAACAAAATCACTTTGTACTGCCGGATAGTCTGTTGCCCATTCTAACGCCTGTGTCTGTGTATTGTAATATAAATAATGTTTTCCAATATCGGTAGGCATATCATCTGCAATAAAATTTGATAAAGCAGGCACTAAAACGCCTCCGAGATAGAATACGCCACCTACGCCCATGACTGTACCAGCCGACCAGTCAATAGTTATTGTAGGAGCAGTCGCCCAACCTGTATCAGTATTAAAAGCCCCAGCCGTTACTGATAATCTGCCGTTACTATCGAGTGTAATAAGGTTGTTTTCATCTGTACTTACAATTCCTTTGATAAGATTTTGTAATGTAATTCTTGCACCGTCCCCTTGAGCAATATTGTTAATGCCTAACAAATATTGACTTAACTGCATTTCCGTCAATTCGTGGAAAGAGTTGATAGGAGTTGTTTGCGTAATGTTTCCTATTGGTGTGTTCATTGACATTGTAAAGTCCTCCCCTTATGTTGTATAATACATCTTTTTAGTATAATCTGCAAGTAATTTTGCTGGTAAAGTCCTCGCCTTGTACTTCTTCTATGTTGCTGATAACCATACTTAAAATTTCAGTAACCCCAGCCATAAACAAATCGCCTGTATAGTAAATTTCAGCACCGTCAACATCATAAAATCCATGACCTCTCAAATTTGATATATTTGTATCAATAGGTGTTTTGAAAAGAATTTTTGAAACGGTTGCCGTATTTGGGACTAATTCATAAGTGTTTACATTAAAGCCCTCGCCCGATATATCAACCGAGCGTATTGTAGCCGTCATGCCCTCTGATACCTGAAAAGGTAACGATGACTTAAATCCGATTATTTGTGAGCGGTCAGCATTATATAAAAGTTCTTCAATAGAACCGGAACAACCCTCATTTAATCGTGTATAGTCTGCAACAAGCACCCTATCAAGTATTTCCAAGTCTAAAACTTCTCTTGCAATATTAAAAGTTGCTGTTGTGTTCTTTTCGTTCTCTATCTCTAATTCATACGCAATTCTGCGTTTAACATTATCAGCATTTTTAATATATTGCAGTTCTCTCTTTTCAGGCTTATAATATTGGTCGTCTTTACCCTCCTCCGGCTGCCAATGGCATGCTCCGTCATACCAATAACCTGTTATTTCGTCCTCTGACCAAGTTTCTTCGTTGATAAAAGAACAACGCAAAGCCATAAGACGATTTAAGCGACCTCTTTTGCGAACAATGCTCAAATCCCAACTATTTTCAGCATTGATTAAAGTTTTAATAGGTCGTCCGTCCTCATTCGTATCAACCCTTAAAACCGCCTTGCCCCATTTGTTAGGTATGAAATATAATTGATTATTGCTTGCAATTTCATTGATAACTGTTTCATATTTAATCTCGCCTGTAACTATCCCATCACATTTACACTCATGAGCCTCACACCATTCTCTTGCCTTTTTAAATGAAACAAGGTCAATTTGGTCAGGCGACATAGGGTCAGGGTTGCTTGCTTGGTCAGTAAGCAGATAATATATAATATCAACAGGATTTCTGCTTTGCTCAAGCCCTCCTGTCTTTAAGTTTGTGATATATGGGAAAACGATAGCCCCTAATTCGTCCACTTCTCCGTCTAATTGTGTTGTAGCATTAAAAGTACATGCAATTTGAGAAACATAAGGCAAAATACTACTATCTACAACCGGAATACCCGATTTAAGCCTCCAAACAATTTCAGAAATATAAATAGAGCCAACCCAGTAATCATCTTTTGTAAATACAATAGGCATTACTTTTACTTGATATTGTCCTGCCGTTGCAAATTGAATACCTACGCACTCGTAGAAATTATCATCAGCATTATTTATATCGTCAGGAGTTTTAAAAGTAAAGTTATTGCCATTTCTTGTAATACGACTGCTTAAATTGCCTATATTTCCGTCAATATCTCTTGTATAAATCCTTGCAATATTATTTTCGTTCATTCCATGCCATTGTGTTTCGTCTTTGCGTTTCCATTGAACTTCCGCACTAATTGAAACACGAACACGCTTGCCCGAACTTGAATTTATAGAGTATAAACCTTGAGGGAAATTAAAATGTATATCGCAATATTGTGTTTCAGTGGGCGACTGTGATATAATTTCGTTTCTATCGCCATTATAACTATTTACACCTTGATTTACATTTGCCTCAAAAGTATCTTCGCCAATAGCAACTGTTTCATCAATTAAATAACAATTCAAATTACCCTCTGCTGAATTGCCTCTTGTGTTACTGTTTGGAGTTGTGGTTGTATAACGATATTCAGATATGTTATAAGAACCTAAACTAATTGTAACTGTTTTTGTGGCATTATAACTGCCTGTCGCACTATCATAAACTAAATCGTTTCTTGTAATTATTGCAGAGGTTGAAAGCGTTACATCTAAATCGTTTGATACAAAAGTTGCTGTTAAATCCATTTGTTTGTTTGTCCAAGAATTATACGCAACTCCTGTAAAATTATAATTTTGAGTTATGGTTAAAGATGTACCGGAACATTGGTCATTATAATAGGCTATTGCAGACTGAAAAACCGCTTGCGACTGGTCAAAAGATAATTCTTTATTAAAACTTTCAGTAACAGCGTTGTCCCAGCCTATAAATGAGTTAATTCCGTTAGCCTGCTGCAAACTGTAAGAGGACGGACGATAATTTGATAAAAGAATATCGCCAAGCCTAAAATCAGAGTATCGAGCATTCGAATATCCTGCAACACTATAAACCCTGTATCTATTGCCGCCGTAGCCACTCTTAACAAGAGGTATGCAGAATTGAGAATAATTAAAAACTTGCAAAGAACGTCCAAAAGCAATAGGCACGACCCCCTCTTGTAATTCGTTTTTAGCCCCTGATAATGAGGGCGAATTATTTGACTGATATGTAGGTTTATCCGTTCCATTTGAACTACCTTTTGATTTTGCTCCAAACTTTCCGGCAATAGCAGAAACGCCCATAATTAAACCACCGACAGCCAATGCAGCAGCAACCCCAACGATAACCCCTGCGACTGCTGTTGATACAGACAAAGCGGCTGCAACTGCTCCGACTATACCTGTAATCAACGCAGTAATGGCTTGGGGTTTCTCTCTAATTTCAATAAAAGCATTTCTTGGAATTATTGTATATGGTTTTATTCTTTTACCGTTTACCAAAAGAGTTTTATAATAACCGTCATCGCCAACAGGCTCATTTTTGAATACCATAAAAGCAGGCAACCAAGCCCAGTATTTCAATTCGCTAAAATACTGCCCTAATTGTCTATGACAAACCGTTGCTGGAGCAAAAATTTTAATTTTTAACTTATTTTTCCATTCTATAAATGACATAATTTTTCCCCACATCTGCAATATCGCTTACTTGTACGCCTGTTTTTGGTAAGTGTATAAAACTTTCATTATTTATCATAACTCCTGCATGTTGATTTGCAAAGAGTGAAAAGACTATAATGTCGCCCTCTTGTGCCTCGCCAATAGGAATTTTTTTGTGTTTAATATTTGATGTTAATTCATACTTAAATTCTGCCTGTATTTCGTCCGCAGGATATTCAGGTAAATCAATATTATATAAATCTTTATAAATATCTCTTACAAAATCCCAACAAACATATTCGCCCTCTTTGTAGCGTTTTGTTGTCATATATTTAATTAAACTTTGCTCGTCCATTTACCCTCCTTAACGATGATTTAAGTTGACGAAAAGGGACGGGTTTTTGCCCCTAAAACGCCCTGCATTTATTGTATAACAATTTTTCATAACGAGAGAGGCTGTTACAGTTTCCATAGTTTCAGTTTGGTCGGTGTCCCAAATATATTCACCCAAATTTACCCAATTACTTGAACCGTCATAATCAGCAAGAATAAGCCAGCATTGTATAATAATATCCTCAAAACTGTTATCAGCCGCCCTTAAGATGTTTGAACTAATCAAACTGACATTCGTAACGCCAAACCCTGAATTATCAGTTTCGCTTTGGGACGGTAAATTAAACGAAAAAGGGCATGGTTGATAGATAATTTTATTTCCGTTTTCGTCCGTTCTTGTATGTTCAATAACATCATTGCAAATACTATAACGCCCATTTTCAAAACTACTGTGCTTAATATCAGCCGCCAAGCAAAGAACTTTATCAAGGGTTTTTGTAGCACTTATCATCGGTAAAATAGGCATTAGTACATCACCTCATCATTATCGTAAACTAAAGCACCATTACCCTCTGTAACAATTCTTTCAGGCGTATTTTCAGTAATAAATCTCTTAATCGGAATTGCATTAGAGAACGCATAAATCTTAAGTTGAACATATACCGCTTTAACACTATTACCAGCAGGCTCAACAGTAGGCTGTTCAAGTATGTAGCAACGCATAAATCCGTTAAGTTTAACATCATAAATCCAACAAGGCAAAGCCCTATTATTTGTGGCTCTTGCATACCAAAACCACCATGTTTCTTCCGTATCAACATAAATTTTTGCTGAAATTATACGACCTCCGGCAGAAAATCTTGAATGAGTTATAGGAATACCAGCGTCAGGGTCAACACTTACAACTGTTTCTTGTCTTGTAACTTGATAGCCGTCATGTAAAAGTCGCCAAGGCATGATATATAAACCGTCTGTCGTTGATTTAACAAACAATTCTTTTTGAGTATCAAAAATTACATTATTGTCTTTTCCCATTTTAACCTATCTGCCTCCCCTGTTTTTGCAAGCGACTTTGTGCTGCCACCATACCTTTGTTTGAACGGCTGCTTGCAAGCATTGAATTTAACTCTGCGATTTTAATTTCCGTACTATTATCAGGGCGTCTTTTAACTTCTACGGCGGCATTTGTATAATTATTGATAGTAACTTGTGGAGCAACTGCACCAATACCTACATCGCCATTCGCCATGCGTTTTGCAGGAGCGATAACTTCTGTGCCAGCCTCACCAGCCAACCCAACATTACCGCCCTGCATAGGGAACATTGTAGGCGAGGACACAATACCACCTTTCGCATGGGGTACAACATTTGTGGACTTTGAAAGCGAACTTACACCTGACAATTTATTGCCAAGTCCTGACATCGCTCCTCCTATCATTTGACCACCACCAGCCATAGCAGCCCCAGCGGCTATTCCTGCTCCTGTCATTACTGTTCCAGCGGCTATTCCTGCTCCTGTAAGAGTTGCTGCAAGAGGGGCAAGAAAACCACCTACAAACGGAATTTTTGCAACACTTTCAGCAGCCGTAGCAACTGCAAGAGCCGCCATAGCCGTTGCAGCCGTACTCGCTGACGCTGCCAAACTTGCCATAGCACCAGCCATTGTTGTTAAAGCAGGAGCAGCCGTTGTAAAGGCAGAACTTGCTATCGTCATAACGGCAGCCATAGCACCCAACCCAGCCGCCGCAATAGGGGCAGCCGTAGCCATGCTTGCGATGCTTCCTGCTGCCGAAACGGCTGGGTTTGCAACATTAGCAATACCCATACCAGCGTCAATAGCAGATGACGCAACTCCTCCAAGTCCTGTAATTGTGTTTGATATTGCTGGATTTGTGGCGTTCAATAAAGCGTCTGAAAGCCCTGTTGCCTGTCCTGTTAAGGTGGATAATATGCTACCTGTGTCTGTGTCCCCTGTAATTGAGGCTGCTGCTCCTGTTAGAGAGCCACTTGACTGTCCCCAACCAAACTTTTGCTTAACATTTGCCCATGCTTTTTGAATACCACCAAAAGCACCATTTAATGCTCCTGTGCCTGTATATGTAGGATTGTCTTTTGTCCCCTTAAGAGGTGTGCCAGCAAATCCCGACCCAGCACCTAACAAAGCAGATACAAAACGATTTCCACTTCCATTTTTAGCCCAACCAGCCTGCCAGCCAGTAAGAACACTATTGCCAATTACTTTAATCCAACTCGTAGCAACCGATTTAATTGCAGATAAAGCAGCATTTTTAAATCTATCCCAAACTGAAAGATTACTATCAAAATCCAAAAGGCTATCAATTAGGGTATCTGACAATTTGCTTGCCTCACGATTTGTGATTTGTAAAATATCCTCTCTCTTTTTTAATACCTCTTGGTATTTAATTTCAGTATTGAGATTTTTCATTGTTTGTTTTGCGTTCTCAATTTCTGCGGCAGTATAAGCCGTAGAATTTGCCAAACGATATTGATATGTCTTTGTGGCTGCCTCTGCCTTTTTCTTAGTTAAATCCCAGCCTGTAACCTCTGTCGACGTTAATAAGGCAACCTGACGATTTACTTCTTCAATTTGTGCCTTTTCTCTTATATATGCGGCACTTACTTGTTTATATCTATCGCTTGCAGTATCGCCAGCCAAAGCCATAAGTCTGATTTCTTCCTCATGGGCTTTCATGCTTTTTTGTAAAGCCTCATAAGCGTCATCAACCTTTGTAGTTCTCGATGATTTTCCTTTGCCCTTACCTTTTCCTTTGCCCTTGCTATCGCCCCCTGTATGCAAGCCAGTAACCGAACTTGAGGTGTACATAAGTTGACTTGCTAATTTTGCCTCCTCTTGACCGAGAATAGCGACAGTATCTTTATAGCGTTGCATAGCCTTATCTTGACGGTCAAAATCAACTTGTTTAATTAAATCAACCATACCGGAAAGTCCGCTATTGATATAATTATGCGTAGCCTTACCAACATTCCAAGCACTATCTGCAAAGCCGTTCATGCTTTTTGAGGCGTTATCAAGGGCGACTGCCATTTCTTTTGCACCAATTTTACTTGTAACCCATGCCCCTTTTTCTGCAACCTCTGCAAAAGCCTTTGTAGCCAGTGAAACAAGCCTTGTAACTGCTTGACCTACGGCAACAACAACGTGTACTATACCAGCACCAATACCTTGCAAAACAAGCACAACGCCTAAACCAACTTGTTTACACCTTGCTCCGAAAATAAGCCATTTATTACTCAATTCATCAACATATAACTGTTGTGCTTTCATCATTTCAGACTGTATCGCCATTTTAGCGATATTTTTAGCCTGTTCATCTGTAACATTCTTAATGGAAATACCATGTTCTTGAATATATTGCAAAACTTCCGGATATTGAGAGCGTAACATTTCAAGATTTCTATTATAAGCCTCTTGTTGTGCTGATGAACGGTTTTGAATTTCCGCTAATTGAGTAAATTCAGAGATAAGCCCTGTTACATTATTTGTAACATCACGCTGCTGTACGGCAGCCTCCTCAAAAGACTTATTTGCCTGACTTACTGAATTTGCACAATATAAAGCAGCCGCACCAACTGCAAGCAAGGTCGCCCCAACAGGATTTGCAACCAAAGCCCAAAGTGCTTTACCAGCAGCAATAGCATTGGCTTTCATAGCAGTTAAAGCCGTATTTACAACACCAAATTTCGTTACAAAAATAACAGAGGCGGTCGCAGCAGTAAGCATGGCTGCTTGCATAGCAGTAACCGCAGCAGCACTTTCCCCAAGCCCTCCTGTAACTCTATTAGCAAGCCCTAATACATTCGTCCAAATCTTAATAAAAGGAACAAAAGCGTTATTCATTGCTTGTCCGACATTGGCTTGCAATGAGAATGTTTGTGTCTGCATACGATTTAAGTGTGCATTATACTGGTCAACTGCAATTCCAATTTGTTTACCCAAACTATCTTTAACCATAGCAGCGAAATTAGGCAGGAAGTCTTTTGACATTACCTCGCCTTTTTTCATCAAGTCCATAAGTTCCCCAGCAGTTATACCCATACTTTGAGCAGCCAATTCAAACGCCCCCGGAAGTGCGTTACCTAATTGTCTTTTAAGTTCTTCTGCTTGAACTGTACCTTTGTTTGCCATTTGTTCTAATGCAACAAATACATTTTCCATTTGAGCAGAGGGCAGGTGTAGTGATACCATAGCCGTTGACAAATCCTCAAATATTTGTCTTGATTGGGCTATTGTACCTCCTGACCGAGTGAATGAAGTCATAAATTTTGCATAAGGCTCATAGGTTGACTGTAAATTCAAACCAAGTCTGCCTGCCATATCTGCGGTAAATGCCATTTCATCAGCACCTTGTCTTAAACCTCTCGCACCAGCAGCCATAGTGTTTTTTATGCCGTCCATGGCAACCCCAGCCTTTGACATGTCGCCTATCATATTACCAAGAGAGGCTATAACTCTCTGAATACCGTCAGCAGCCAAATTACCGAATAGGGAGGAAAGAGCCATGCTTTCGTTACCTGTGTCCTCCATTTGCCCTGTTAGTTGTTTAAACTTATCATCTACGGCAGCGACTTCACCTTGTAGTCTTTTATATTTTTCGCCCATTCTGCCAAGTGTAACATCATTTAAGTTTCCGGCAGCAATAGCCTCTCTAAGACGATTACCATACTGTTGTAATTCCTCATTCATGCGGCTATATGAACCACTTGCGGACATTTTCATTTTATTATTTACATCTTGGACGGCTGCGGATAATCTTTGATATTCTGATATAGCAGCATTAAGGTTTGTACCTTTTTCGCCTGTTGTATAAAGATTTTTTAAAGCCAATTCAGCAGCAGCCAATTCAGCCTTTAATTGATTATAAGGAGCTTGGGCTTTTTCAGCAGCAGTAGCCATTTTTTGAGCAGCCGCAGCGTTTCTCATGTGCTGCATTTCCAACTTTGCAGCCTGCAAAGCAGTTCTGTTCATTTCCGTAGCCAATTTTTGCTCGCCCATAGCAGCAGCATTGTTTGCTTTATTTACATCTTGAACCGCTTTAGAATAATTAGAAATTGCCCCCGACAATGAGTTAAACTCTCTTGTTAAAGTGGATATTTCTTTATTTCCCCAACCTGTATTTTCCAGCAAGTCAGTAACCTCTTGCGTCTTATCTGCAAGAGTTGTCAATATCTTAACGGCTCTTTCGCCTCCTATGGTTTGAATATCTATGCGTAAAGCGTCATCAGACATTAAGACATTACCTCCTTAAATCGCTTTTTTAAATCTTCTTGGGTTTCTTTCATGGCAGCACGCACATATCCAACAGGCTTTGTAGCCTTGATATGTACTTCGTCTGCGTAAACATCTTCACCATTTACCCCTTTAAAATGTAATTTTTCAGCGTTTTTAGGGCGGATAGTTATATCGCCAAAACCATATTCAAGTCTTTTAGCGGCTGGGTGGTCAACAAAAACAGCATGCTCATTTTTATCATGGTAAACAACATTATCATCTTGAAAACTATTGCGAAATTCATAGGGGTATTTTGGGTTATTATTGAACTTTTGTCGTGCTTGAGAGCGTATATTTCTAACAAGAATATCCCCAGCCTCGTCTTGAATTTGCTTAACTCGGTTAGAAATTCCCCTTATCTTAAGTATTAAATTTTCGTTAGAAACATTTGCCACCGTTGTACTCCTGCATAAGTTGTAATACCAAATATCGTGTTGCGTATATGTAGCCACTTGTTAAGGTTTCATCGTCTGCCGAGATTTTTCTAAAGCCGGAAATATGCATGTAAGCGTCATCTAACAGTTGATAAAACTCCTCGTCTAAATTGGCGAGGAGTTGACCTTTTTTACTGATAGCGATAGGATTTTTCTTATCGCCTACGAACATTGGCGTTTTTGCCTCGACCTCGCTTAATTGTTTGTGTCGAGTGTAGCCTTTTGCGTGGAGTTCCCAGCCGATTTTGACTTTTTTACTAAAGCCTCTTTGGCTTTTTCATTTTCCGTATGTTTTTTATGCCATTGTACTAATACATCAGTAATATCAATAGGTACGCCATACTCAAGTAACTCTGCAAGAGTGTTGCATTGAATTTGTGTACCGTCCTCTAATTCAACATCAACAGGTTTATCAAAACCAAGACAAGTATTAGAGAATGTCATTAAATTATCTTTATTTGTATTACCCTCGGCACTACGAAAATAATCCATACTGCGAGGCAACCTGAATGTTGCCCCAACAGTAGAATTATCCTCAAATTTAATTTTTGCCTTGTATGTAACTTGGTTGTATGCTTTTATTGCCATAATTCCCTCGCTCCTTTATTATTGCAATAGTGTACTAACAATTAGGCAGCAATTCTGTTTTCTTTAACGAACTGCGGCTCAAATTCGCCTGTTGTTACTGACAAAGATACATCAGCAGTTTTTGCAGAGTTTGTACCACCACTGAAACCACCTGACGAAATTTGTGCTGGAGTGTAAAGTGTTAAATCTTTTACATCATCTCCAGCGATACCCTCTGTCAATACAATAGCGACATTTACATCTACTCCTACGGCACTTCTTTCATAAGAACCGTCTGGCTGTTGCGAAAGCAAGGTAATTAAATTACCCATAACAACATCAGTAGCAGTTTCTTCGCCTGTTGATGTTTCTACAACAAGTGTTCCTGAAAGTTCAACAGTCAAGCGACCTGCTCTATAAGTCGTTGTTTTGTCGCAAATTGCAGTAACGTCAATTTGTCCTTTGTCAAAAGTTCCGTCAATATTTTGAAAACCGCAGAATTTTGTCATTGTCAATGGTTTAACCTTGTCGCCACTACCAAGAGTAATAGCAGTGTGAGCCAAAAAGATGTCGCCAACGACTAATCCGTTTGGAATAGTGCTATTAGATGTAGCAAGGGCGGTAACAAGATAGCGTGTGCCAATAGTTAAAGAGCCTGTTGCAACTTCGCTGCCAATTTCAAAAAAGTAAATTCCGGTGTCCTCGTTAATAACTCGTTTTACACTCATAAGTTCCCCCTCTTATTGTTTTTTAAGATATTACACTTTTCTTTACCATTATCATAAACCAATATTTTATTTTTTGCAACAATTATAAGTGTTCATATTTAAAAATGAACTCTGTAAAACCTTGTCCTGTTTCATTTGTAAAAGTTGCTGCATTTTTTGTACGTTGTCTAACGGCATTTGTAATACGATATTCTGACAAATTTTGCAAAGATTTAATCATATTGTTTAATTCCTGCAAAATTTCATCTATTGCCATATCATTTGTCGCATATACACTAAACTGAATATCTGAAACACCAGCCGCATTATAGCCCTCATCATTTTGGCAAAGAGTTTGAGCGTTTGTATCGTTGCCACTGTCAAGAACATGTAAAACGCAATAAGGGGTTTTTTGGTTTGCAGGAGCAATGCCAAAAAATATGTTACCTTTTAAGAGGCTACCAGCACCCTCATTAAGCCCTGTTGATTTTTCTTTTAAGGTTTGCCATAAGTCTATATTAAAAGTCCTCATATTAAGCCCCCTTGCTTGGCTTTTTGAATATTACATTGCCGTCCTCGTCCGTAGGGAATTGAACATTCTCGTTAATAAATTCTATACGATATTCGTTATGGTCAACTTTACCGCACCTTTTAATCATGCCTATATTTTGATTTATAGGAATGATAGAAAAGAACGAAAACGCCTTGCCGTCAACATTTCTCAAAACCATTTTATCGTCAAATTTAACTGACGTAGGAGCAAATAATATTCCCGACATTCTCGAAGTTTCTTTATCGTAAATATCAAGTAATTTTGAATAATATTGCCCCATAGGATACTGAATTAAGCCCCTAAACTTCTTTTTAAAAATATAGTCGGCATGCCTATTCTCATAATCATCAACAGCTGGCTTTTTCCATACGCTTAATATCTTATAATTGTTCTTTAATAACATCAGGATATTCCCCATTTCCGATTTTGACTAATTCTTGACCGTCCTCCAAATCAGGATTAGCGATAAACTCTGCCATAAGCCTAATAACAGGACGATATTTTTCAGGCACTACCATTCTTTCAATAACGGCAGGCTCTTTGCGTGGCGTATGGAATGGACTTGTTTCAAGTTCAAAAACGCCGTTGTTTTTATCTTTCACTATTGAAAGCCCTTTATAAGTATCAGAGTTCCAAGCAATAACATCGCCTATTGTCGCTTGAAAGCCTTTAAGATTTCCGATTTTATTTGCCCCAGCAAGCCCGAAATGACCCATAACAGCATTTTGACCCTTATTGCAGTCGGGGCAACGATTATAAGGAGTTCTAAAATAAGCGTTGTTAATTTCAACCGACACATCTTCTATTGCCTTTACAAGTTGTTCCGGTGTGTATTTTTTTTTCTCTCTGATAGCCGTATCTTCTGCCACAAATTTTGGCTCTGCTCCGATTTCAGCCTCAAACTTTTTACCTCTTTTTTTAGTTTGTTTTTCCTTTGACATAATCAGCCTCCCTATGTTGAAATATGTTGAAAATACTTTACTGCGTCCTCAAGTTGTGTAGGATATGAACCTAATCCATAATAATTATGAGGCTCAAAGTTAGTATAAGTATAATTACCCAAACGCTCTTGTCGTTTTTCCTTATCCTCTCTCAAGAACAAATCATAAGCGAGCATGGCAAATACATTATCCAAAAATTGAGGAGGGAAATCAACAAAAAGCAGTCCAATAGTTTCCGCTTTTCCGCTAACTCGCATATTAAGCCCCTTGTTGTTAATTTTAATAGTATTGTTGCTCACTTCTAAAACTTGTGTCAGATATTCGTTTGTGCAAGTTTTAACAATAATATAATCGCCTGCCTGAATATCTATATCATCATTTATATTTGTAATGTTAATTTCTTCTTTTGTGTTCTCGCCATAAACCAAAGTAACATCTTTATAAATGTGCGAATAAAGGCACTTTGTAAAAGGATTATGAATTGCATTACAAACTGACATAATGAACGGAAATAAACTATATAATATTGTTTTGTCAATATTTTCATCAATTTGTTGCCATTGTTCATCAACAAACTCCCAACTTGTACCGTCAGTTGTTAATAACGCAGTTGTCCCCTCAATATCAGTAATAGGCTCTTGAGTGGTTTCGCCGCTTTCCTCGTCAGCAAATTCATTATAAAGGCTCTCGACAACCAAATCATATTTATTAGACAATAGTTTTATCTTTGCTAAAGCGTTCATTGTTATTCCTTTTTCTTAAAAAGCCCTGCCTCATTTGCAGGCAAGGCTTTTTAGTTGTGTAGTGTACTTTAATGTAAAGGTTATTTCTTTTCTTGAATAAGTTTGATAATATCAGCCTTATTAAAGGCCTCATATTCATCGTCAGTATATTCCAAACCAATTTCTTTTGCTTTTTCTACCAATTCAGCCTTATTCATTTTGTCTAAAGGTTTTTCGTCAGGTTTCCTTTCTTCTGAATTGCCTTTAACAATTTCACATATACCTTTAATATGTTTGTAGAATAAAGGGTCAATATTAATTATTTCGCCCTTTTTCCCAAATTTTTGTCCCTCTGTTTCAGAGAGATAATAATTATCCTGTTTTAATTTAACTTGCATTGTAAAGTCCCTCGCTTTGTTGTTAAAATTGTATTACAAAAATCAAACAGGGCATAGGGGTTTAGCCTATGCCTTTGAGTTTGACGGTAAAGTCAATAAATCAACTGTTCTTGTCAAGTCAGTCGGTAGCGTAATGCTTGCGATATAAGGCTTTGTTAAAACGATTTCAAGATAAGCAGTTTTAGTTCCGGCTTGAGTTCTTGCCTTGATGTATTGTTTATCCAATGCAACAGGATTTGAATCGTCAGAATTTTCAGAAACTTTTACAGTAGTTCCGTCAACGATAGCGTCTGCCTCTGCTTTTGTACCAGCGTAATTTCCAGCATTGCTTTTTCCGTTTGCCAATACGGAAAACAAAGTTTGGTAGCCAACAGTAGCGATATCAGTTGCAGCAGCAGCCTTTTCAAGTTTGTCAATAAGTGTGTAGCACATAATATTTGCTCCTTTATTTCCTTTTAAGTAGTAACCGTTTTTATTTGAGGATTTTGGGGCTATTAAAAGCCCCTGTCCCCCCAAATCAATTTTTCTTATGCAGCAGTTCCCAAAAGAAGTTTAACATATTTAAACTTGGTAAGAACTGCGTCATAGCGTTCGGTTAATAGCATTTCTCGATATTTCATATCATTTTTAACCATTAACCTACCGTATGGACGTCTGTAACCAGCCATAGCAGAGATAGGCATAATAGCAGCCTTAACATTTTTCGCAACTGCTTCAGGTAATGTGAAACCGTCATCGAATATTACAGGAACATTCAATAGTGGAACAACTGCGTCAACATGGAACGGTTGTGTGCCCATACCCTTTTCTACAAAGCCAAGTTCAAATTTGTAACGACCGTTATTGTCTTTTTCAGAAATAACAGTAGCCCAAGTTGTTCTGTCAATAAACAATACACCTTTGTTTCTATTTTCGATACAAAGTTTCATAATATCGTCCATTGTAACTGTTCCAGAAGCCTTAACATGAACTTCGCCTACTTTACCATAGCCTGTGCCTCTTTCATAGTTGATAATACCTTTAATTTTTTCAGCGGCATTACCTACCCATAAATCTTTAGCAACTTTTCTTCTAGCTCCAGTAACAAGTTTACCGTTTACATAGTTTTCAACTCTGAAAGCAGCGTCCTCAATTTCATCATAAGTAATTCTTGCCGGAGCGTCATAGTCTTTCAAGTTCATTGTAGCAGATACAAAACAACCGTCATCAATAGAGTAGCCAATTTTTTCTAATGTTTCCTTAACTGCGGCAACATTTTCGTCCGGCTCAACTGTGTCAACGATAACTTTTTTAGTTCTGCTCATAGCGTTAGAAAAATTGATAGCGTTGAACAGACCCTCGTCCCATTCCTCAAAGTCTTGTCTGATTTCAGGGTCAACTTCCGGAATAATTAAAGCTCCACCTCTGCTATCATCAAAACCAGCAAAGCCAGCGATAGTAGCGTCAAGCTCAATTTTCTTTCCGTTTAAAGCGTCCCTAGTTTGTTTGTTCAATTCAACAAGATAATCTCTGTACTGTTGAAGTGTAACTTTTTCAGCTCCGTCTTTAACGCAAGAGTTTAAGCGTTGTAATTGTACTTTTTCAATTTCAGTAGCGTCATCAACTTTAGGTTTAGCATTGTTAGCATTTTGTAATTCAACTAATTCTTGCTTAACTTTATCAATAGACTGTGAAATTGTTTGTTCAAGTTCAGTTTTTAAACCGTCCTTGATTTCAACACCTTTTGCCTCAAGTTTAGTTTCAACGGCAGAAACAAGATTTTTCTGCATATCTTCTAACTTGATTTCCTCCGTTTTTACAGAAGGTTGATTAGACGGTGTTCCCTCTAATTGTACTTTAAATTTGTCAGCATGTTTTCTCATTACTGTTCCCCCTTTATTGCTTTAATAACATTTTCTAATGCTGTATGCACATCTGCGTTAGAAATTTCAGTTTTGATAACTGTTTCCTCCGTCTTATCCCCCTGTGCTTGAGGTTTTTTTGTATTTGCAAACTCTAAAAGAGTTGCATTTTCATTGGCTGGAATATCAGTTAAAGACACTTCGTACCAATCAAATTCTGTTACATGAAATACATCATCAATCCACTCACCGTCAAGCGACCAGCCGCCTATTGAAAGTCCAACATAAATACCTTGTTCATAAACAGCCAGTAGTCTTTCGTTGCCTGATTTTGGTATTTCCAAAACAACTAATACTTTCTCGCTAATTTCTTCACAGGAAACAACCTTACCAACAGGTAAGCCATGTTTTTCATAAACGGCAACATTTTTGCCTGCGGCTTTGTTTGCAGCCCAAGCGTCCAGCAACGCTTTATTTTCCACAATAAACCCAGCAGAGTTTTTGTCAGGAGTGCTTGCAATAGCCATAATGTATGTATATTTTTCCTCATCACGCTCAAAGTCAAATTCAAGTTTGACCTCGTTTTCATTGACCTTTTGCAGTTTTAGAAAAATGCGTTTTCCGTCTATCTTTCCTGTCATCAATTTTCCCTCTTTGATTTAATAATATACGATTATTATTTTTTTTGCAACAATTTGTATTTTTATTCGTTATTTTCGCTTGTAAATTCCGTTGTATTGTTGCCATTCATGCCGCTTTGAGTAACTTTAACACTTTGAACAGTTAATTCATCGTCCCTATAATCGCCAAGAGGAGCGTAATTATACATTCCCCTGCGTTCTTTTACTGTAAATATACCCAATGTAGGCAAATCTTTCATCATGGACAAAAATCTTGGTCGTAATGCAGGAATATTCTGCTCAAGATAAAACACCTCAAGGTCATCAAACCCAACATTTTTATATTTATAAACATCAAATAAATGGTTAAAAATGCCTTGAAATAAAGGGCAAATAGTCATATCAAACAACATAAGCATGCCTTTTTCGTAGTCTTTGCTTTGAACAGTTTTACCCAAAACCCAATTTACGCCAAGTCTGCGATATATTGCGTCCTCTGCGGCTTTTAACACCTCCGAAAATTCCATATCTTTATTATTTTGCGAGAATTGCTTTACATCTTTTTCAGCAGAACCGTCAATAATTATGGCACTTCCAGCATTTCCAGCCCCAGCGTGTTTAACCCTTATTTCTTGCCTTAATTGTTCCCTATGTTTTGGATTTAATAAAGATTTAATCAGGAATATAAGTGAGGGTCTTGCCCCATTTTGTAATAAACTTTTATTATGATAGCAGCCAAACCAGTACATAAGGGTTTCAATGCCTGTACCAAGCAAAATAGACGCTGGCAAATATGAACATTGAGGGTCAGCGTTCCAGTAAGGTGCTAAAATATAATTTCTATCATCTTCTTTTTGATAATAAGTTCCATTAAAAATATAATTTCCGTCAAAAGAACCTGAATTATTGACCAAATAAGAGCCAATGCGATTATTTGCGACATCTGCTGTTGCAGATACTAATTCTGCGTCCAAAATTTTAATAGAAACAGGCTTTGTACCCTTAAAAATAAAGGCGTAATATACAATACCATGCAAAATATAGTCTTTTGAGGATTTTTCAAGAAATTTTTTGCGATTTACTCCGGCAGACGGATTTTTAAACAGTTGATTTAACTCTTTTAAGCGTGTATCATTCGTGCGTTCTGCTACTTGATTTTTGGTTTTATCCCAAAAAACAGGCTCTATCATTTGAATATTGTTAGCAATGAGGTCAACACTTGTGCCTACGCAAGAAATCTGCCTGTATGCAGCGTCCCATTCAGACGGTTGTAATACGGGTTTACGCATATTTGTTGAAAAATCGTGATACGGAGTTCCGACAACCTTGCCGTCTTGAATAAGGACATCGCCTCCCTCGCAAAAGCCGTCATCTTCTTTTATCTTTTTAATGTAGCCCATGCGGCTCATTATTTTATCGGTTAAGGACATCTAAAATTCCCCCTTTTATTTTAGATGATAGCCTAAATTTTAAAAATTTTCAACAATTAGTATGCCCTGTTATCAGGGAGCGACCCTGACTATCGTTGCGTAGGGCTTACGCAGACTTAACAAGCCTCATTTTCCCCGAACTTATTAAAGGTGCGACCTTTGTATCGTGCAAAGTTCTTGCTTTTCCGGACAAAGTTTTTGATGTCAACATCAACGCAAGAGAATTTGAGCCGAATGTGTTAAGTGAGTATGAGGACAAACGCTTTGAGGATAGCCTGACTTTCATTTATAAATGACTTTCAGTAGCCATAGCCTTGTTTGCCACTAATACAAATCATTATATCCAATTTGGCATGCTTTGTCAATTAAATCGGCTGGAGGCTTGCCATATTTTGCAAATAAACCTCTTATAACTTGCCTCAAAATAGGGGTATTGCAGCCCTTTTGTGTTGTTTTACAGTATCGGTAATAAATACAATTTTGGCATGTGCGTTGCAAATAACACTCAACCGATAGCAAAGTCCACCCTTTGCCAATGTTTACCTTTCGCCATTCCCAAGTTTTATTGCCTCTGTTCTTATTTTTTTTATTTTTTCTACCCATTCTAACTAATTCTAACGGCTAAAGAACCAAATCTACCTTTTAGCAACAAACAAGCCAAATTATCAGGAGCGTCATCGTGTTTTACACCTTTTTTATAGCCCCAAACTTCTTTTAAGTATTCTTCGTCAGTTTCTTCAACAAATTGTACTGCTGGCAGCAATTCTTGCCCCTCCTCACGCCAATAAGGACGAATAGTGCTGACAATTTTTGTATGCTTATTCATGCTTTCATGGTAACTATCAACCACAAAGCCTAATTCTCTAAACTTATCGCCCATAAGTCCCTTATCGGTATTGGTTTCCATAAATATTTTTGAAACACCGCACTCAAACAGAACTTCTGCAACTTCCATATAATTTTTATCCAAAGCCGTTTTATACATACGACCATATACAATGACTTCGTTTGTTTCCCAATTACAAGCCCCTATGCCAACGGCAGTACGGTCATCACCCGAATATGCGGCGTCAATGGCTGCAAAAACCTCCCAAGCATTTCGATAAAAGGTTTTTGAATAGTTGCCGACATTCTTAATTTTAGGAAATGGCTTTTCAGCGTCAGAAACAAGAGATAGCATATAGTTTGCTTGGAATAATGCGTCATCGTTCAATACACGCTTTTTCCACTCAATATCCTCTTTAGTCATCAAGCCTGTTTGGTAGCAATTATATACAAACAAACCACGCAACATATTTAACTGTCGGATTTCTCTTTTAATTGCTTTGACCTCTTTTGGCGACAAATTTCTTAAGTCTATTTCTTCAAGTTCTTTTTGCCTGTCGGACTTCTCTTTTAAGCCTCGCTCCATAAGGGCAAAAGCGTCCTCCTCATGCCAAGGCGTGCCAATGTTAAGTATGCGAGTATCTGAAAAGCCTTTATTATTTGATAGAATGTTCATTAATTCCTGATACTTTGCAATAGTGCTGCGTCTTTCAGCCTCACTCTCTCTGTCGTCAGTAGTAACAATATCGTCCGTTATAATCAAGGCAGCGTGTTTACCTGTCAGTGGCGAGCCAAGCCCTAAACCTCTTAATTGAAATTCCCCTGAAAGACTTGTATTTAAGTTAGTATCAATGCTTAACGCGGTATCAGTAGTTTTTTTAAAGCCACCTTTTTTAACAATATCTGGGTGTAAGATGTTAATAAATGTCTGAAATAAAGGCGTATCAAGAATTTTGCTGACACCATTTACAAGTTCCTTTACTGCGTCCTCCGATTTACGTAATAAAATTATAGTTAAAAGAGGATTTAATACGAGCAGAATGGCTATGCAGAGCCTTAAGCAAGTTGATTTAAAACTATCCCTGTGTGCTTGGTGGACGGTAACACGAAATCCTTGAGGATTTAACACCCATGTTTTAATCCATTCGCTATGAATAGGCTCTAACAGGTCATAACCTGTCCCCAGCATGCGACCAACCATGTGTGCCTCATTTGTAAGCAGATGAACAACCTCCTCTTTTGTCCAGCGTTTCTCTTGCTCCTCTTTTCGCTTGCGGTCGTACTCAATTTTTGCCTGACGAACAATGTCTAAAGCGGTCGGTTGTTGTTCCCCCTCTTGAACAGGTGTAGGTATTGGCTCTTGTAAAAACGCCGGAAAATGCTCTCTTGGCTCGTTGCGTACAATATCCATTCCGTTATGAGTAAGCCAAAATTCCCCACCTTTTACTTTGCTATCTTTGCCTTGACGATGTAAAATATAAATGCCACGCTGCTTAAATATAGGCGTACCCAATAAAACAGTCCTTGCAAGATTTTCAGGAAATACTTTTATAGAACTAACAAAATCAAAATATTCAGGGTCAATAGCCGAACAATAGCCCCTGTTGCTGTTGAGGAACAACATAAATTTGATATAATTATTGTATTCAGTATTATTTATCGGAGTTCTTGGCATTTTCTACCTCAATATAGTCAACATCAATAACACCCTCTTTTTGTTCTTCAATAAGGCGTTGCTTTTCTCTTGCCATGAGTTCTTTAACCTCATTATAAGAGGCATTAAGATTAACATTAACTTGTGTAATCGTTGTTTCCGTCTTATCAGCCCATTTGCCTTTTGAACGGTTTTTAAGAGTAAATTTTATAGCGTCAATATTTGGAGGTAATTTTGCCTCAAGAGTATGCACGCAGCCGTCTTTGTCTATTTGCTCTTTTGTAACAGTAGCCCCCTCAATAAGTTCTTTTAAGCCTTGCTCCGCTTTCTCTTGCCATTCTTCATCTGATAGCGTCATATTGTCCCTCCTCATAGTTCGCCCACACTAATACTGTATCAGAAATTTGCTTAAATTGGTAGTTCCATTCTCTTTGCAATGCTGGTAATATAGCCTGCGGCGGCATTTGAGGCGTGTCAGGGCCGCAAACCAAAGATACTTTATAAGGGTATTTTGGATTTTTACTACCGAATAAATATAACTCACTTACTATTCTGACAATTTGTTTATATATAGAATTTTTAGTAAGCAAATTTGCAATATTTGAAAAATAGGGCAAAATCAGCCTAAAGCGGTCTTTTTGGAATATAAGACATTTTACATGCATTGAACACTCTGCTGCCGGAAAAATCCTGTCGTAATATTCAGCCCACACCTCATATCCAAGTTTTGCAAATATCCTTTTAACATCATACAAAGCCCAAAATTTGCGATTATAAGTAAAGCGAGCCAACTGTTTGTAATATTTCTCGTCCTTATCAAACGAGCATGCCTGCAATTTATACTCATAAAATTTGCTACCCTGACAATGCGAAGTCAATTTTAATTTTCCTAAAAAGCAGAGGGTATTAAAGAGGTGTGAGTTGAGTTCCACCTCCTTATGCCCTATCAGTTCCCATACGCCGCCATTCTTAATAATGTTATTACAGCGCAGCAAATCTATGTTTGCCAGTAAATCGCCTGCATTGGCTATTTTTATTTTTCTATTCGCCATTGAAAATCTACTCCCATAAATCCACCTAATAACAATTTGCCAGCCAAAAACTCATCTTTAGCCGTCTTAAAGTATAGCCCTTTAATGCCATGCGGATATTGTTTTTCATATTCTTTGACAATTTTTCTATAACTTGTCTTTTTGCCAAAAACATCAATAGGCTGGTCAAAGTCAAATTTATATTTGCGAGCCAATATCATAAGGTCATTTTTAAGGTCGTCAGCATTATCATAAGTAAAGTTTATCTCGTCAGGAGTTTCAACATCGGGGTCATCGGACACAAGATAAATAGTGTCGCCTTTAACCGTATCTATTTTATCAATAAAGGAATTTTGCAAGTCCTTAATCTCTTTAGCCTTAACCTCGTCCAATTCTCGCCCAAGCCTCAAAGCATAATCAACAAATTTCTTTTCAGGGTCGGCAGGCTCGTCCTCACTCATAATCATACGATACTGAATACCAAGCTGCTGCATTTCCAACATCGCAGGCGTAAGTTGACTATAACGCTTTTTAAATTCAGGGTGTATTCCGTTCATTTCAGTACAAGGCGTAGAGAAAATCCAAGAGCCTTTTGCTCCTGCCGCCTCTGCCACCTCGCTTGGGTCAACTTTTCCGTCAAATATCATCTTAAGAGCCAACATCGGCTCAAAATTAGTCAAATCATTTACAGGCTTATTGCAGTCTTTAACAAAGTAAAAATCTGTCCTATCAACATTCTCGTCAAAAGGCTCGCTATATTTATCTATTGCCTCACGCTCCAACTGCTCTGCCAGTTCCCAACGCTCGTCATTAGTATAAACAGGATATACTTTTGTTGATTTTGTTTCCTCGTTATCAGGGACAGGCGGCTTTGAATTGTAAGGGTCGCCATTTGCAGCAGCAGGCTGCGGTTGTGTAGGTGCAACTTGCTGAATAATTACAGGTTGTGGTTTAACCTTAATTTTTGGTGTAGCCTCTTTTAAACTCTCGAAAGACTGACCAAAGACATATTGACTAAAAAACTCGTCCATTTTAGCCTTTTCCTCTTTGGTTAGCCTTAATCCATATTGCTTAACCTCGCTCAAGGCAGCAGGGTCAAGTCCGCTCAAATCAGGGTTTCGCTCCCCAGTTTCAAAGAAATAAGCAAGGCATAGATAGTCCCTATGGCTCATCTTTTTGCGGTATGTAATTTTTTTTACCGAATTTATCATTTTTAATTTTTCCTTTCAAATTTTATTCGTTGCACTTTTTTACACTTTTTTGCATTTTGTGTAATTATTATAACACGATAATTATGTTTTTGTCAAAAGAGTGCAAAAATTTATATAAAATGAACGGTCAAAATTGTAAAATTTAACGATTTGAAATATGATAATTATAAAATATTTAACTTTGAAATGTGATAATTATATTTTTAATGTGTGGTTGTGTCGTGGTTGTTGCAAAAAGTAATAACGCAAAATGTTTGAAATTTGAAAAATTTTTCTGGGGGTACTATCGGGGGTTTGAGGCTTGATTTTGCAGGTTTTCAGGGGGTAGGGGGGGGTCTATGCCTTACGGCTCAAGGCTTTCCAGCCATGCTGCTTTTGCCCTCTTGGGCTTTTATCCGTCCGGTTACTTGCTTTTATTGGTTGTATCGTTTCGATACATACCGATAATAAATATTATGTAACAAGGGCTTTGTTTTGCTTGCTTGCTTATGTTTATATGTCTGAACTTTTAACCCCTCTTAAATGGCTTGCTAACCGCCTGAAATTTAATTTTTAAGCAGGGTAAACAATAGCCGGAGTTTATGCGGTTGATTTTTACCCCGTTGCCCTGTTTTATTGCCCCTCTTGAGCCGTCCGGCTTGCCGTTGCTTTTATGCCTGTATGCCTGAAAGCCTTACGGCTATTGATTTTTAAGCCTTTTTGCCCTGATTTTAGCCCCTTAAATGCCTTTATAGTCTTACTTTTAACCTTTTTTGATACTTTTATATAATACCGAGTAATTTTTATTATTATTATTATTAAGAGAGAGAGAAATATATTTTTTATACCTTAAAAAGTCCCAAAAGTGACCAAAAGTATTGCTACATAAGGCTTTTAAGCCTATCAAATCCACAAAAAATCTATCAAAATCAATAGGCATAAGCATTTAAGACATATTAACAAGGCATTAAGGCAATAAAGACAAGGCAAAAGGACGGAACAAAAGCAGGAAAGCAAGGAAAGACGGAGGAAAGAGGATAAAAGTAAACAAACTAATATAAATAAACTACACCAAAAAGAGGATTTTTAAAAACCCTTTAAAATAAAATTCCTTGATTTTAGAGGGTTTACAGGGTATTTTGTAAAGTTTTGTAACAGTTATGTAAATTTTATAACATTTTAGGGTTGTATTTTTTTTTATATCAATTATAATGATATATGTAAGGGGTTGATTT